GGCCGCGCTGCTGACCGCCCTGGTGGTGATCGGTGGCGTTGCCTTATGGTGCCACAGGTTTGTACTGCGGAACAAGAAGCAGGACGAGGCTATCGCGGCAATCCGCAACGAACAGACCCTTATCTGCTATGGGGTGCTTGCCTGCCTCAAGGGTCTTAAGGAGAAAGGGTGCAACGGCCCTGTAACTGCCGCCTTGGATAAGCTGGAGAAGCATCTGAACCAGGCGGCCCATGATGTTGAAGATACAGACTGAACTGCGAAAGGATGATGCGCAACGGACATCTTAAGGTCGATTTTAATCGCCGCTGCCGCTTTGATTGTGGGGGCTGCCCTGGGTATCGTGTTCAGTGCGGCCACTATCCGGCATCTGCGGAAACGGGTGAAGGAACTGCGGACAGGAAAGCCCCGGCCCAATGTCCTGCAGTCGGTAACAAGGTTTCTGTTCGCTACCACCCAAATATTTGCGCTGGGTTGGGTGTCGGTGTCCTACGTCATCGCCGTTTATTCCACCGTCAAGCTATATCAGCCGTTCCCGGTAGTGGAGCTCTCCCAGCAGGCCATTACCACCATTTTGGGAGTGAACGCGCTGAAGGTGCTGGAGAACATCTTCGAGCACAACGAGGGGATGTTATTCGGCAGAAGCAGGCAGGAAGATAAGCCGCCCAATGAGGGCGGGGAAGAAGGAGGAGTCGGATAAGCGATGAATACTGAAGAAAGAATCTGGAGCTTTCTGAAGGCCCAGGGGCTCACCGACGCTGGCGCCGCCGGCCTGATGGGGAACCTCTACGCAGAGTCTGGCCTGCGGCCCAACAACCTCCAGAACAGCTACGAGGGGAAGCTGGGCATGGCCGATGCCGAGTACACCGAGAGGGTGGACAGCGGCAGCTACACCAACTTCGCCCATGATTGCGCCGGGTATGGACTGGCACAGTGGACGTACCACACTCGCAAGGCTAACCTGCATAAATTCGCCAAAGATGCAGGTAAGAGCATCGGCGACCTGGAGATGCAGCTTGGCTTTTTGATGCAGGAGCTGTCCACCAGCTACAAGACGGTTCTGGCCACGCTGAAGACCGCCACCAGTGTCCGGGCCGCCTCCGATGCCGTCCTGCTCCAGTTCGAACGCCCGGCGGATCAGAGCGAGGCCGTGAAGGCCAAGCGGGCCGGGTACGGCCAGAAGTATTTCGACAAGTACGCACAGAAAGGAAGTGTCAACACCATGGGATTTTCCAACAGCCCTTTGGCCACGGTCAAGCTGATTTCTCCCAATAAGACCGTCGGCCGGAACCACGCCATCGACACCATCACCATTCACTGCTTTGTCGGCCAGGTGACCGCCAAGCGGGGGTGCGAGGTGTTCCAGCCGAGCAGCAAGCAGGCGTCCTGCAACTATGTTGTGGGCTATGATGGCTCCATCGGCCTGTGTGTCGAGGAGAAGGACCGCTCTTGGTGTACGGGCGGCTACAAGAAGGTGAACGGGGTCAACGTCCCCATCCGGGTGAACGGGATCTCTGGCTCCTCCAACGACTACCAGGCTGTTACCATTGAGGTGGCCTGTGAGGCCAAGCACCCCTACGCCATCACCGAGAAGGCCATGGCCGCGCTGATCGAGCTGTGTGCCGACATCTGCCGACGCAACGGCATCAAGAAGCTGCTGTGGTCCGGGGACAAGAACCTGGTGGGCAACCCCTCCAAGCAGAACCTCACGGTTCACCGCTGGTTCGCCAACAAGGCGTGCCCCGGCGACTACATTTATGACCGCCTCGGTGACATCGCCGCAAAAGTGAATGCCAAACTGGGAAGCAGTTCTACTACTCCTGTGGTTCCTGCTGCCCCGGAAAGTAATGTGCCCTACAAGGTTCGCATTACCGCTACGGATCTTCGTATCCGAAAGGGGCCTGGTACCAACACCGCTATTGCCCAGAAAGCCATCAAGCCCGGCGTTTATACCATCGTGTCCGAAGCTGATGGCCCCGGTGCTACGAAGTGGGGCAAGTTGAAGTCCGGCATTGGCTGGGTTTCTCTCGATTACTGCAAGAAGCTGTCATAAAGGAGCAACCATATGATTACGTTCAGACAAAAGGGTGACTTCTCCAACCTGACCAAATTCTTAGAAAGAGCAAAAGAGGTTGTACACCTCGGCGATCTCGATAAGTACGGTCGCGCTGGAGTGGCCGCCCTTGCGTCTGCGACGCCTGTCGATTCCGGTTTGACAGCGAGTTCGTGGTATTACGAGATCACAAACAAAAACGGAACGGCAACAATTTCGTTCCGCAACTCCAACATTCAAAATGGAGTTCCTATCGCCATCATCCTGCAATATGGACATGGCACCGGAACAGGCGGCTGGGTAGAAGGGCGAGATTACATCAACCCCGCTATCCAGCCTATTTTTGACCAAATTGCGAATGACGCATGGAAGGAGGTTGAACGGTTATGAGCAAGACTATCGACGAGAGAGTCGTAGAAATGCGATTTGACAACAAACAGTTTGAATCCGGTGTGCAAACGAGTTTGTCAACCTTAGATAAGCTGAAAAAGGGCTTGGATCTGGACGGAGCCGCTAAGGGCTTTGACCAGCTGAGCGCGGCTGCCAAGAAGTGCGATATGTCCGCAATCGGGCGCTCTGTCGAGACTGTTCAAGCGAAATTCTCGGCATTTGAAGTCGTAGCTATGACTGCTCTCTCCAACATCACCAATTCTGCGGTGAATGCTGGTAAGCGTCTCCTCTCTTCCCTGACTATCGAGCCAATCTCTACGGGTTTCAATGAGTACGAGCTTAAGATGGGTTCTATTCAGACCATCATGGCGAGTACCGGTGAAAGTTTGGACAAGGTCAATCAGAAGTTGGATGAGCTGAACAAATATTCAGATCGAACCATCTATTCGTTCTCTGATATGACTCAGAATATCGGCAAGTTCACAAATGCCGGTGTCAAACTGGATGATGCTGTTGCCGCAATCCAAGGTGTCAGTAATGTGGCCGCCGTATCCGGGGCGAATGCCAATGAGGCATCCAGGGCGATGTATAACTTTGCCCAGGCATTGTCGGCTGGTTACGTTAAGCTGATCGACTGGAAATCCATCGAGAATGCCAATATGGCAACGGTTGAGTTTAAGACACAGCTTCTTGAATCTGCCGTTGCCGCAGGAACACTAACCCGAACTGCCGATGGTATGTACAAGACTCTGGAAAAGGGCACCGTCATTGATGCAACCCATATGTTCAATGACAGTCTTCAGGAACAGTGGATGACCACGGAAGTATTGACTGAAACCCTGAAGGACTATGCTGATGAGACAACGGAGATTGGTAAGAAAGCATTTGCGGCGGCTCAGGATGTCAAAACTTGGTCCCAGCTTTTAGACACACTTAAGGAAAGTGCTCAGTCGGGCTGGGCTGAAACCTGGCAGTTGGTCGCCGGAGACTATGAAGAAGCGAAGACTACCCTTCGTACTTTTTCTGAATTCTTCAGCAGTATCATTGACGGGTCCGCCGAAGCGAGAAATTCCCTTCTGGAAGGGGCACTGATGTCGAGTTGGGGTCAAATCAAAAGCAGAGTCAACGAAACTGGAACATCAGTTGATGCTTTCCGAGATACTCTTCGAGAGACTGCCGAGAGTTCTGTTGAGGGTTTGGACAAGATAATCGAAGAGGCTGGATCGTTCGATGCCGCTCTTTCAAAAGGATGGCTTACCACCGATATTCTTTCTGCCACTTTGGATAACCTGGTCAGTAAAGCAGCCGGAACTCAGGTGAGCATTTCGGAACTCTCAGATGAGCAGTTGCAGAACATCGGCTACACTCAGGAACAGATCGATGCTCTTCGTGCTCTTTCGGAAGAAGCCAAGTCTTCTGGCAGCAATCTCGCTTCTTTGGTCAGCACATTAGGCCGTCAGAGTGGCCGTGAACTCCTGTTTGATTCCCTCCTGAACGGAGCTAAAGCCGTTCAAGGATTGTTTCAGACCATCAAAGGCGCATGGCAGGATATTTTTCCTCACACCACATCTGAACAACTCTATTCTTTCATTGAAGCGCTACACTCCGCATCTGAGAAGATAAGAGATTTCTTCACACAGGCGGAGGAAGGCGCGGACGGATTTACGGGAGCAATCAACAAACCATTACAAGATATCGGAAACACATTCAAAGGTCTCTTTGCGGTACTTGATATCGTGAAGCAGGCCTTTACTGCTTTTCTGCGGGCTGTCAGTCCTGCGGGTTCGGCAGTTGGCGAGATACTTACCGGCGTCCTTGGATTAACCGGCTCCTTTGGAGAATGGCTCTCTAAACTTGATGAAAGCATCAAGAAAGGCGATGTCTTCTACAAGGGGCTTAAGTCTATTGTTGACATCGTTAAGGGCGCTATCACTGCTGTGACTGGTTTTGCCGCTGCGATTGGAGAAAGTTTGGGCTTCCCCGGCCTCGATAGTGCGACGGCTTCTGTTGAAGCGTTCCTTGGAACTTTGAAGGGAAAAATCGGCGCTCCTGGTCTGGAGAAATTGGAAGCCATTTTTGATGGGATCTGCACGAGCGCCAAATGGGTCAAAGACGCTATCGTTGGTATGAAAGACGGTGTCGTCGATTCGATGGGTAAGATTGACGGAGCTGTTTCCGGAAACAAATTTGTTCAGGTCCTGACGGGTATTGGCACGTTTATCAAACAGGTGGCCAGTGCAATCGGAGGACTGCTCGGAAAAGCTATTGACGGTCTTATCAACACATTGAGCAACGCCGATTTCAACGGAATCCTCGACTTCCTGAACGCCTTGGCCGCCGGCGGCATTATAGCCGCAATCCGTAAATTTATTGATCCAGTCGAAGAGTTGCAGGACACATTCGGCAGCCTCAAAGATTGGGTTAAAGGGCTCGGCAAAGGAGTTACCAAAATCCTGGACGGCGTTCGCGGAAGCTTAGAGGCATGGCAGACCAAGTTGAAGTCTGATGCTCTTGGCAAAATTGCGGCCTCTATTGCTGTCCTCTCCGTCAGTTTGCTTGTATTGTCATCTATCGACTCTGATAAGGTGACCGGGTCGCTCGCCGCAATGGGCACTATGTTCGCAGAGCTCATGGTGTCCATGGCTGTGCTGGACAAGCTGAGCATTGACGGGAAAGCCGCCAATAAGACCGCATCTGCCATGATAAAAATGGGAGCGGCGCTTCTGGTCCTGAGCATGGCGATGAAGAATCTCGGCGAATTGGAACCCGAGCAGTTGGCGGCGGGGCTGGTTGGCGTTGGCGTATTGCTGGCAGAAATCGATCTCTTCCTCAATACAGCCAAATTCGACAAGAACGCCTCTAAGGCTGCAACCGGTATGATCCTGTTCGCCGCGGCAATCAAAATCCTCTCTTCGGCAGTAAAGAGCCTGGGCGAAATGGACTGGGACGACATGGCGAAGGGGCTTGTCGGAGTAGGGGGGCTTTTGGCTGAAGTCGAGATCTTCCTGAACAATGCCAAGTTCAACGGAAAGGCTGTTTTAACGGCAACAGGGATTGTTATTCTCGCTTCCGCAATTAAAGTCCTTGCCTCTGCCTGTAAAGACTTTGGCTCCATGTCCTGGGGAGAGATCACCAAAGGACTGGTATCCATTGCCGCTCTTCTGGTAGAGATCACTGTGTTTACCAAACTGACCGGAGATGCGAAGCATGTTATCAGTACAGGCGTCGCGTTGATTGAGATTGCGGCAGCTATGAAGATATTTGCCTCCGCTATGGCCGACTTTGGCAGTATGAGCGGGGCGGAAATCGCAAAGGGTCTCATCGCCATGGGTGGTGCCTTGACGGAGGTTGCCATCGCTACCAAACTGATGCCGAAGAACATGATCGGTATTGGCGCGGGTCTGGTCATTGTCGGAGCGGCACTCAAAATTGTTGCGAGTGCTCTCGGGTCTATGGGCAGTATGAGCTGGGAAGGAATTGCGAAGGGCATTGTCGCCATTGGCGTTGCACTTGCTGAGCTGGCCATCGGATTGAATCTGATGAACGGCACATTGGCTGGTTCTGCCGCACTACTCGTAGCCGCAGGAGCTTTGGCAGTTTTGACCCCGGTGCTTGTGGTTCTCGGCAATATGAGCTGGGAATCTATCGCAAAGGGGCTTATCACGATTGCCGGGGCATTCACGGTTATGGGCGTGGCCGGTGCTGTGCTTGGGCCATTGGCACCCTCTATCCTTGCCATTTCAGGAGCATTGGCGTTGCTTGGGGTTGGCGCTGTCGCTATAGGCGCAGGGCTGACCTTGATCGGAGCAGGATTGTCTTCCGTCTCTGTTGGGCTGGTGTCATTAGCAGCCTCGTTGGCCTCCAGCGGCACCCTCATTGTTGGCGGACTTTCAGCAATCGTTCTCGGATTTGCTGGACTAATTCCGGCTATTGCCGAGAAAATCGGCGAGGCCATTGTAGCTTTCTGCGGTATTATTGCAAATGGCGCTCCGGCTATCGGCGATGCTGTGAAAGCAGTCGTTCTAACTCTCGTCGATGTTCTGGTCGAGTGCGTGCCGGCTATTGCCGACGGAGCCCTTCAGTTGGTAACGGGTGTCCTCGCATCTCTGGTCACCTACACGCCCCAGATCATCGATTCACTGATGCAGTTCCTGATCGAGATCCTGGAGGGTATCGCTCGCAATATGCCCCAGCTCATTCAGGCTGCAATGGACGTGGTTGGCGCATTCTTCGCAGGCGTTCTCAGTGCGTTGAGCAGTATTGACGCGGACAGCCTTATCAAAGGTATCGGGGCAGTCGGTCTATTAACCGCTTTGGTTGGGGCTCTTGGCCTGGTGGCAGGGCTTGTACCGGCAGCCATGGTTGGCGTTCTCGGTATGGGTGCTATGATTACCGAGTTGGCAATCGTCCTGGCCGCTGTTGGCGGACTGGCACAAATCCCGGGGCTTGAGTGGCTTATCAGCGAAGGCGGCCAACTTCTCCAAACCATCGGTACTGCAATCGGCGGGTTCGTCGGTGGTATTGTTGGCGGGTTTATGAGTGGGGTTTCCAGTTCGTTCCCGCAAATCGGGGCGGACTTGTCCTCCTTCATGACCAATGTACAGCCGTTCATCGACGGGGCATCCAGTATCAGCCCCAATATGCTGACCGGCGTCAAAGCCCTTACCGAAGCTATCATACTCATCACTGCCGCTGATCTGCTGGAAGGTTTAACCTCCTGGCTTACTGGCGGTTCCTCTTTGTCGGACTTCGCGGAGCAGCTTGTTCCATTTGGCGAAGCCATGATGAAGTTTTCCAACACGATTACCGGACTGGATGGCGATCTGGTCAGCACGGCCGCTATTGCCGGCAAAACCCTTGCCGAAATGGCCGCCACGTTACCCAATAGTGGTGGCGTTGTGGGGTTCTTTGCCGGGGAGAATGACATGGCTGAGTTCGGCAATCAACTTGTCGGCTTTGGCAAATCCATGATGGACTTCGCCGACAGTATCAAAGGCTTGGATACCGAGGCAGTTCAAAATGCCGCAATCGCAGGCAAGGCAATGGCCGAGATGGCCGCCACCCTTCCGAACACCGGCGGGGCGGTTGCATTCTTTGCCGGAGAGAACGACATGGACACCTTTGGCGAACAGCTTGTTCCGTTTGGCAAGGCCATTAAGGAATACTCCAATGCTGTGGCAGGGCTTGATACGGATGCTGTCGTGAATTCGGCAACGGCCGGTAAGGCCCTTGTGGAACTCGCAAACACCGTTCCTAATACCGGCGGGGCAGTCGCGTTCTTTACCGGGGACAACGATCTTGCCACATTTGGCGAACAAATTGTTGTCTTTGGTAATGCGATGAAAGAGTATTCTCAGACGGTATCCGGCTTGGATGGCGATGCTGTCGCCAACTCCGCTACGGCTGGGGCCGCTCTTGTGGAACTCGCAAATACCGTTCCTAATACCGGCGGGGCAGTCGCGTTCTTTACCGGGGACAACGATCTTAAGACCTTTGGCGAGCAGATCGTTCCCTTTGGAGAGTCGATGAAGGCCTACTCTGATTCTATCGCAGGCATCGACGCTGAAGCAGTAAGCGCATCCACCACTGCCGCATTGGCTCTGGCTGAGCTTCAATCTACCCTTCCGAATGTTGGCGGGGTTGTTGACTTCTTCACAGGAGGAAACGATCTTGGTACGTTTGGTGAGGGTATTAAGACCTTTGGCGAAGCCATGAACTCCTATGGAGCGGCCGTAAGCGGGATTGACGCGGAAGCTGTGACTGCATCTGCAACTGCGGCTCAGGCGTTGGCTCAACTCCAGACGTCTCTTCCTAATATGGGCGGATTCATGAGTTTCTTTACCGGTGATAACGACCTTTCCGCATTCGCAGAAGGGATTATCCCATTCGGCGAGGCCATGAAGTCTTATGGCCAGGCCGTGTCCGGTATTGACGCTGGAGCCATTACCGCCTCTGCGGTGGCGGCACAGTCCCTTTCTGAGCTTCAGTCCACACTCCCCAATGTTGGGGGCGTGATGGAATTCTTCACCGGAAGCAACGATCTTGGCAAATTCTCTGAGGGGTTGATCCCCTTCGGGAAAGCTATGAAATCCTACAGCGATTCTGTCGTTGGGATCAACGCTGAAGCCATCACAGCTTCCGCTACCGCCGCCAAATCATTGGCAGAACTCCAATCCGTTCTCCCGAATGTGGGAGGGGTAATGGAGTTCTTCACCGGCGGAAACGATCTTGGCACATTTGCCACTGGTATTATCCCGTTCGGCGCGGCTATGAAATCCTATGGGAATGCTGTCGCCGACATCAATGCGGAAGCAATCACCGCATCCGCGATTGCAGCCCAGTCCCTCGCACAGCTCCAGACCACCCTTCCGCAGATCGGCGGTGTGATGGAGTTCTTCACTGGACGTTATGACCTTACCGCCTTTGGCGAAGCATTGATTCCCTTCGGGGAAGCCATGCACTCCTATGGAACTGCTGTAGCTGGTATCGATGCCGGCGCAGTAGCAAATTCGGCCACCGCAGGTAAGGCGCTTGTGGAGCTGGCAAATACTCTTCCCAAATGCGGAGGTTTGGCGGAGGTCTTCACGGGAAGCAACAGCTTGGCCGGATTCGGCGATGAAATCGTCCAGTTCGGTAAAGATCTCTCCGCTTACGCCAACGCCATCAAAGATGTGAAACCCGAGGCGGTAACCGCCTCCGCAAATGCGGCGCAAGCCCTGTCTAATCTGGCCACAGGTCTGCCGGATAGCAGCCTCTTTGACAAATGGTTTGGCGGAGATCAAACACTCGCCTCCTTTGGCAAAGATATTTCCTCCTTCGGGGAAAGCATGGGAAGCTACTATTCCAAGGTTTCCAGCATCGACCTGACAAAGCTGTCCGGGGTTGTGACCCAGGTTTGGTCCCTTGTGGATCTGGCCAAGGGTATTCAAGGACTTGACACCAGCGGATTCAATTCATTCGGGACTGCCCTTAAGACCATGGCGAATACGGGAATCAACGAATTTGTTTCGGCGTTCTCGAATTCGACCACCGAAGTCAATAAGGCTGTTCAAGGGATGTTGAGTTCGGTAAGCACCTCTATCTCGAATGGCAAGACCCTCACGACACCCGGAATAGAATCGGTGATGAAGTCGCTGGCTGACATCGTTACGAAGAAAGCCACCGAAATCAACAATTCCGTCACGACGATGATGAAGGGCGTCGCCACTACTATTCGCAATAGCGCCCCATCTGTCCAAAATGCCACACGCACTGTCTTCTCCAATGCGGTCAATGTCCTTAACGGCATGAAAGGTCAGTTTGAAAATGCTGGCCAAAACGCCGGCCAGGGCTTTGTGAACGGTATCAACTCCAAGATGGGCGCTTCGACAGTGGCCGGCCGCAATCTGGGCTTGGCCGCCTTGAATGCTGCAAAGAAGGCACTGGACAGTCATTCACCTTCTCGTGAATTCATCTATCTGGGTGAAAACATGGGTGAGGGTTTGGCAATCGGAGCCGAGAACAGCATTGTGCCTGCTTCTCAGGCCACTTCCAAGATGATCGGCGAAGTTCTCAAGGTAAGCTCCAAGGGAATCGAGGCGTTCCAGAAGTGGGCCGAGGAAAAGAAGTATTATGGCGAGTTAAGTCTGAAAGATGAGCTTGCCGGGTACGAAAATCTGCAACAGAAGTACAAAGCTGGCAGCGAAGAGCGCATCAAGATCGACCGCGAGGTTTACCGGATTCAAAATGAACTGGTTGCGTCTACCTATCAGGCCTCTATCGATTGGATCGAGGAGCAGAAGTATTACAACCAGCTCAGCACCCAGGAAGAGCTTGAGGCCTATGAGCGGATGCAGCAGCGGTACATCGAGGGCAGTGAGGAACGTAAGAAGATCGACCGCGAGGTCTATGCCCTCCGGAAACAGCTCATGGATGAGTCCTATCAGCATTCCATGGACTGGATCGAGGAGGAGAAGTATTACAATCGCATGAGCCTTTCTGACGAGCTCGCCGCCTATAAGCGGGTACAGAGCCGTTATGCCAAAGGCACCGACGAGCGCAAGAAGATGGATCGTGAGGTCTACCGTCTTGAGCAGGAGATCTATGAGGCTCAGAAGCAGTACATCGCCGATGTTCAGAGTGTTCAGGCGACGGCAAATCAGAAACGCCTTGATCTCGAAGAGGAGTATGCCGATAAGGTCAAATCCATCAACGAGAAATTGGCGTCGGACATCAAGTCACTGAACGACAAGTACCAAAGTGCCCTTGAATCTCGCACCAATAGCCTTTACCAATCTTATGGCCTCTTTGATGAGGTTAAAGAGCGGGAAGAGGTAAACGGCGAAGCCCTGATGAAGAACCTGACGGATCAGGTGCAGGAGTTTGGCGAGTGGCAGGATATTTTGGACAGTCTCTCGGCGAGAGGTCTGGATTCCGAGCTGATCGGCGAGCTTCAGGAGATGGGCCCCTCCGCAATCGCGGAGTTGAAGGCTCTTAATTCCATGAGTGACTCCGAGTTGGAGAAGTATGCCGCTCTTTGGTCCATCAAACATGCCCAGGCCCGTGAACAGGCCGTCGGCGAGTTAGAGGGCCTTCGTATTGAAACCCAAAACAACATTGCTCAGCTTCGTGTCGAGGCCGAGCGAGAGCTGGATGACTATCGCGCTGTCTGGCAGACCAAGATGAACCAGGTCACCATCGATGCTAACGCGGAGCTGGAACAGCTTCGGAAAGCATTTGGTGAGAAGGTCGGTCTTATCAAGAAGGACACCGAAAAAGAAACGCAGGAGATGGTCGATGCCGCTCAAGCGATTCTTCAGGAAGCCGGATGGGATGAGACTGGCAAACAAATCGTGACCGGAATCAAGAATGGCGTCGAGGAAGAGAAACCTGCGTTCCTGGATGCCCTGACACAAATGGCCCTGGAGGGTGTTCAGGCGGTTAAGACCGCATGGGATGAGCATTCTCCTTCCCGGGTCTTCCGGAAGCTCGGCAATTTTGCCGGTCTTGGTCTTGTGAATGGTTTGACCGACTATGCCGATAAGTCCTACTCTGCCGGGGCCAATGTGGCGGATCGCGCTACGGATGGCCTTTCCAACGCAATTTCTACTATGTCCGACTTGGTCAACGGCGAATTTGACATGCAGCCGACGATTCGGCCTGTGTTGGATTTCTCCAATGTCTCCAGAGGAGCCAATGAACTCGATGGGTTCTTCAACTCCGCAAGGACGGTGGCTCTCGCCGGACAAACCAGTCTGGCCTTTAATGCCACCATGGACAAGGAGAGCATGACTGTCACCGTAGACAACGACGGTGTTGTGCAGGAACTGCGCTCTCTGCGCGGCGAAATGGGTGAAATGATGGCCCGTCTGGAACGGATGCAGGTCGTCTTGGACACCGGTACTCTGGTTGGCGAAATGGCCGATCCGTTGGATGCTGCCCTTGGGCAGAAACAGACTTATAGGGGAAGGGGGATTTAGTATGTATCATTCTATCACATTCGGCGAGAAGAACACATGGGATGACTGGCATCTGGTTCCCACTTCCCTGCCTGTTTTCAGCCCTCCGGCACAAAAAGTAAAGACCCTGGACATTCCCGGTGGGGACGGCGTCATTGATTTGTCGCAAGCCCTCACCGGGTATCCTATTTACCAAAACCGCACAGGCTCCTTTGAGTTCATCGTTCCGAACGGCTTTGAACCGTGGGAGCCCGGAAGGATCGAGAAGGCCCCTTGGCACTCGGTCTACTCCGAAATCATGGATTATCTCCACGGACAGAAGCTTCGTGCAGTGCTGGAGGATGATCCCGAGTATTTCTATGAAGGACGGTTCACGGTCAAAGACTGGAAATCGCCGAGGGACTGGTCTCGCATTACCATTGACTACGATGTCGGCCCCTATAAGTGGGCAGTTCTGTCATCCACCGATGGATGGCTTTGGGACCCGTTCAACTTTCAAAATGGAGTTATCCGAGTCGCGATTTTTGCCAACATCCCGGTCACGACTGAAAAGCATGTCATGAACCTGGACGCAGAATTCTTCGGAAGAGCGCCTATCTGCCCTTCTTTCATCGTCAGGACGACGGTTGGCCGCGGAATGCATATCCGTTTTGTGAATCCGCGGTTGGGACTGGACACCACTAAGCTTCTTCCTGAGGGGACAAGTCAGATCCCGGAATTTGTTTTCTTTGGAGAGCAGGGCGCTACCATTTACTTCTGGTGCGATTCTGGAACCGGGAGCGTGTCCGTCAATTTCAGGCAGGGGAGGTTATGACCGATGTATACTATTTATGCGGATGGCGTCTGTATCTATAACGATGTCTTTGCGGTCGGCGATATGAAGGTCGTAAATCCCAAACTGGTGATGGAGGATTGCGCGGCAGGTTCCCTCACGATGGCTCTCCCCCCGTCCAATAAGGCCTATAGCACCATTGCCCGCCTTACCACGGATATTCGGGTGGATAAGGATGGAAAAGAGTTGTGGTCAGGCCGTGTTCTCTCCGAAAGCAAGGATTTCTGGAACAACCGGATCCTCGTCTGCGAAGGAGAGCTTGCCTTTTTCAACGACAGCACTCAGCCGCCCAAGGAATATGCGGGGTTGAGTATCCGTGCTTTTATGTCAGACCTGATCGCGGTTCACAATTCCAAGGTTCCTGCCAACCGGCGGTTCGCCATCGGTGCGGTCACTGTGGAGGATACCGATTTCCCAACCCGTTACACCAATCACGAGAAGACCATCGAGCTGTTCAACGCTCTTGTTGAGCAGTACGGCGGTCATCTTCGTATCCGAAAGGAAAATGGCGTTCGGTATGTGGACTACCTAAAGGACTATCCGGACACATGCAGCCAGCTGATCCAATTTGGTTCCAACCTGATCGAGTTTACCCGGAACTGGGATTCCACGGAGTTTGCGACTGTCCTTGTTCCTTTAGGCGGAAGGCTCGACAAGAGTCCTATCGAGGCATTGGATGCTTATCTGACCGTGGAGAGCGTGAACAACGGCAGTATGTACATCCAGTCTGACGAAGCAGTAGCCGCGTTTGGATGGATCGAAAAGGTTGTTACCTGGGATCGGGTAACTGATCCGGCCGTTCTGCTGAAGAAAGCGAAAGCCTACCTCTCGGATCTCCAGTTCGACAACATGGAGCTGGAGCTGACCGCTCTGGATCTGCATTACTTGGATGTGGACTACGAGGCCGTAAAGCTCCTGGATGAAATCCGGGTCATTTCTCGCCCTCATGGTTTGGACAGGCAATTCCCGGTGACCAAGTTGGAGATTCCCCTTGACAGCCCTGAGAAAACCCAGTTTACGTTGGGCGATTCTGTGAAAACCAATTTAACCAGCGTCAACAACCAAATCAGTTCCGCCATCCTGCAAAAGATCGAGGAGCTACCCAAGGCCCACAACATCCTGAAAGAGGCCAAGGACAACGCCACCCAGATCATGAACATGGCTACCACCGGTTACATTACTATCACGAAGGATGACTACGGCTCGGAAACCCTTTATATTTCAAACACCAGGGACTATACCAAGGCGAACAAGCTCTGGAAATGGAACATGAATGGGCTGGGTTATTCCAATGATGGCGGAAAGACCTTTGGATTGGCCATTACCATGGACGGCTCCATTGTGGCTGATTACATCACCACCGGCGTACTTAACGCCAATGTGATCCGAGCGGGCGTGCTGAAGGACTATGGCGGTAATTTCAGCCTTGACTTTGAGACCGGGAAGCTGGTCATGAAGAGAGGGTCGATTAACCTCGGGAACAACTTCATTGTTGATGAAGAGGGGAATCTGACGGCTACACGGGGTACATTTGCTGGAACACTGGTTGCCGCGAAGGGTACTTTCGGCGGACAGCTCACGGCTGCTACCGGTAACTTCAAAGGCGTTGTTCAGGCGGAAGACTTTCTTGACAAGTACGGCAACAGTATGCTGGACCTCGCAAAGCAGAAATTTACCGCCGACTACCTGGATCTGTATGGTATTACCATCACCAGCCGGTATGACCGATCTGTCACGTTCAAAGTGGATGGAACCAGCGGCGAGGTCACAATCAACGGGAAAGTGACTATGGGTGCTGGAAGCTCCATCAACTGGGCGCAGGTTTCAAACCAAAACCTTGGCTACAATCCGGCCTATACCGAAGCAATCAACGCTGGAAATTTGGCGAGCAATGCCTATTGGAAAGCTGACGATGCCTATGACGAAGCATCTGCCGCATGGTCACGGGCGAATGACGCCTACTATGAGCGATGCACCGATCAGAATGTGTTTAACGTCCTGACAAGCGGCGGAACGAAGTTTGGGATATTCAGCGATTCGACCTATGGCCGGTTGTACATCAATGCCAGTTACATCAAGGCCGGAACAATCGACGCCAACTATGTGGATCTCTCCTGCGGCTATGGAGGATTCTGTAAAGGGCATGGGTATGACGGACAAAGAACTACCTACGGGGCCATGATGTATGGATCGAACGGGCCGGGCTGGGAGCCGTATATCATTGTCACAAACGCCGGCGCACGAATGACTGGTCAGGGAGCCTCTATCTGGGTCGGTTATGGCGTGAACGCTACCGAGGAGATCACCATTAGCTCCGATGCCCGGCTCAAGAATACTATCAGCTACAATCTGGACAAGTACGATGCCTTCTTTATGGCATTGAAACCCACCCGCTTTAAGTACAATCACGGCGCTTCCGGCCGTCTGCACCTTGGGTTTATTGCTCAGGATGTGGAGAAGGCTCTCTTGGATGCCGGGTTGACTGCGGATGAGCTGGCCGCCCTGGTGAAGGCCCCTGTTCAGGAAGTGATGGAGGATGGTATCTCCGATTTCCGTTACAGCCTCCGTTATGGAGAGTTCATTGCACTCAACACGCACATGATCCAAAAGCTCTACCGTATGGTGAGCGAACTAATTCAACAAAAGGGGGAATCGCGTTGAAAAAGCTCTTGAAGAAGAATTCGGAGTTGGTCGTCATGCTGAATCAACTGGAGCCGATCCTGGCCCAGCGAAACAAGCTTGGCTATGTAGCCGCGCGAAACTTCCGGATTCTCTCTGATACGCTGACTGAGTACAACCGGTTCAAAATGGAGCTGGTCGAAAAGTACGGCGAGCCGGATAAGGCAGAAGACGGAACCGAGCTGCCTACCGTATCCATCAAAGTCGGTTCCCCGAACTTCAAGTCGTTCTGCGACGAGATGGCTCCGTACAACAACATGGAGCATGAGGTCGAACTCATGGTTGCCAAGTACGAGGACACCATCGGCGTTCTCTCTGGCGGGGAAATCGTTGGAATCGACTGGATGCTGGAAGATTAGGAGGTGAGCTGATTGGCTGACATTAGCAGCTACCTCCAGAAGATTCTGGAAGCGATCTATGGTGAAGAGGTGCGTGGGTCTATCCATGACGCCTTGGCGGCCATGAACGTGGAGTCCAATAAGGCCATGGAGTTCGCCTCCACCGCAAAGGATTCTGCACAGGCTTCCGCCGCTTTGGCGAGGGATTCTGCGGATACCGCCATCACCAAGGCAAATGAGGTCGTCGAATCGGCAAACGCCGCAAAGCTCTCGGAAACGAATGCCCGGGATGCTGAAACCAATGCGGTACAGAAGGCCGCCGATGCCGCCGCTTCCGAGGCCGCTGCAAAGCTCTCGGAGACAAACGCCGCGAGTTCGGAAGCTGCGGCGATTCAAAAGGCATCTGAAGCCGAGGCCGCCAAGAGTGCCGCCGCTCTCAGCGAGACAAGCACATTGGCTGCTGAGGAGCGGACCAAAACGGTCAAGACCGAGGTCGAGACCATTGCCGCCCAGACTGCCGCCGATAAGGCTGCTGCCGAGGCCGCCAAAGATGCGGCCAAAGGTTCTCAGACTGCCGCCGCTCTCAGCGCCAGCAGTGCCGCAACCAGTGCGGGAGACGCCGCTGACGCCAAAGATGCCGCGGAAGACGCGCAGGTTGCTGCTGAGGCCGCCAAGGATGCCGCCGCTGACGCCAAAGATGCCGCGGAAGACGCGCAGGTTGCTGCTGAGGCCTCGAAGGATGCGGCGGCGACTTCGGAAACGAACGCTGCGGCCAGCGCCGAAACTGCAAAGCAGTATAGCGGTAAGCCCACGAAACCTCAGGATGGTACCTGGTGGGTTTGGGATGCCACACAACAGAAGTATGTTGACACTGGTATCGCCTGCGATCTGGTTGGCCCCACCGGAAACGGTATTGAGAGCTTCGTTCTGACCAGCGGCGACCATATGCCGGGCTCAACCGATGTGTACACCGTCACGATGACGGATGGAAGCACAAAAGAGATTTCCGTGTACAACGGCAAAAACGGAACCGGCATCGGTGATGTAGTGGGCATCGCATTCGACATTGAAATACCTGCAAGCGGCTGGATCAATGGTAAGGTCACCATTTCGGACAGCCGTTTTATTGCGTCTGCACGCTACAAGTATTTCATCGACACCTACGACGAATGCCGCGACGAGGTCAAAGAGAGTGTCATCCGCCCGCAGGACATCAAGGCGAACGGCTATCTCACCTTTACTTCGGAGTTCACACCGCTTACCGATGTGACGGTGAACATCCTTCGGGTGGAAGTCAACGGCAGCGGCGATACACCATGATTCGGGGGTGAGGAGAATGGTGAATGTTGCAAAGGAGCAGATCACCTCCCTGTTTGTCGGAAAACAGAGTATCAAGACCATCATGGCCGGAACTATACCTGTTTACGACCGTCCGGGTGGGTACGTTTACCTCACCCTGGACACGGAGACCAAAGGCCAACCATCGCAAATTCAAAATGAAAAGGAGTAATCGATTATGGCAAGCTTTTTCAATCTTATCCTGGATACCCTGGCCCCTGAGTCCCTCGCCGTCAAGGTGAATAACGGGGCCCTCTTTACTTCCAGCGTCAGCGCCACCCTGGGCGTGACTATCGACGACACGGACACCACCGGCTATCAGATGAAGATCTGGGGCGTGGACGGCGTCGCTGCCGAGGAGGACGCCTCCTGGGAGAGCTTCGCCGCATCCAAGGCCATCACTCTGCCCGCCGGCGACGGCCTGAAGACCGTCAATGTCAAGGTGCGGGATAACGTCGGCAATGAGACGGCCGCCGAGACCGCCTCCATCACCCTGGTATCCGATGTGCCCGTGGTCACTGTCACCGGCCCCGACAAGACCACCATCTCCAAGATCAACGGCTTCGACAGCGCTGTCATCTCCTTCATGGCCGACGTGGCCTTCGTAGCCTACAAGGTCTGCGTCGTCCCCGCCGAGAACAGCCTGGTGGATGCCGGTACGCTCATTGGCGATACCGCCGGCAGTGTGAACACCAGCGGCTCCGCCGCCGAAGGCGAGGAGTTCGCCGCTGACACTGCAATCAACGTCACCATCAAGGGCGCCGACCTGGAGATTGCCTCCGGCGGCGATGGCACCAAGATCGTCAAGGTGTTTGTCAAGGATGCCCGTGACATCTGGAGCGTAGCCTGATGGGAGCACCGAACCTGACTTTCTCCGTCACCGGGAACAAGCTCTCCGCGGTTAGCGGGTTCGACAAAATCACTGTGTCCTTTCAGACGGACGCACCGTACAAAGCATTCGAGTGCCGCGCGACAAAGTCAGGGGAGGCATGGGGAAGGGGGAAGGGCTCGCTGGTTGCGTCCTTCTCCCAAACCCCGGCAGACACCCCCCGGCAGTTCGACATCTTTGACGAGTATCTGCTGAACGGGGATGGCGAGTACCGGATCGGCCTCTATGTCCAGGGGGAGGACGGAGCTTGGAATGACAACTGCGGTTTCGTTCCCTCCGGCTCCTCCGGATTGAGGACGGCTGACGGGAAGATATTTATGTGCATGAGGTGAGCATATGGCAACAGTAGACGAACGCCTCGCAGCACTGGAAGCAAAAGTCGGAGGCCCCGATGAAGAGCTGTATAACAGCCGTCATACCGGGGAGCAGATCGACAACGCTGTCACCTCGGTGCGGAATAACGAGACGGCCTGGAGCGGCAAGGCAGAGAAAGGGGCCCCTGTGACCCTGGTTCTGAGCAAGGATACCTGGGATGAGACTCAGAAGACCCAGACCCTTACCAATCCGCTCCTTGTGGCCAGCAGCGCTTACCGCTATCTCGTGGCCCCTTCCACGAGTGACAGCACCGCTTACGGTAACGCGGGCATCAAAGCAGACGACATCACAACCACCGGCCAGATCACATTCCACTGTGAAATGCCCCCTGAGGCTGACCTGACCGTGGAAATCGTGCGACTGGAGGTACAAACATGAGTAACAACACGGACGTCGGAAAGGTGTTCAACATCATGTCCGGCACCGGTGGCAGAGACGGTTCTCTCCGGTTGGAGAGTTTGGCCGTGACCAAGCCGCCCAACAAAACAACCTACAAGTCCGGCGAGACCTTTGACCCCACCGGCATGGTGGTTACCGGCAGCTATGCCTTTGGCCTGACTTCTGATGTGACGGGCTATACCGTCTCTCCCTCCGTGCTGACGGATGGCGTTTCGGAGGTCACGATCACCTATACCGAGGGACGGGTCACCAAGACCGCCAGCACTCCCGTGACGGTGGAAAAGGTGCTGACCGCTATTGAGGTGACTACTCCGCCCACCAAGACCAGCTACAACTATCTGGAGAGCTTCGACCCCGCCGGCATGGTGGTGACCGCGAAGTTCTCGGACGGTTCCAGCGCCCCGGCGACGGGCTACACTTACCCCGATACGGCCTTCTCCACGCTGGGGAGCCAGCCGGTGAACATCGGATACACCTATGAGGGCGTGAGCCGGGAGACTACGCTCTCTGTGACGGTCAACGCCATCTCGGTTCCCATCCCTACCCAGGATGGAACTATCTCCTATACCGGCTTGGAGCAGACCCCTACCTGGAACAACTTCGATTCCGTCAAAATGGCGGTAACCGGAGACACTTCCGGGGTCAACGCCAAGGACAACTACTCGGTGACGTTCACTCTCGTCTATGGCTATGTCTTCCCCGATGGGAAGAATGAGGCCACGGTGAAGTGGGCGATCAACCGGGCGGTCATCGAGGCCCTGCCCACACAGAAGGACATCCCCGCCGCTGACGGCGGCGTCAAGTCCCCCTCCTGGGATGGCTACGACCCGGTGAAGATGACCATCGGCGCGGATCGTTCCGGCACTGCCGCCGGCGACTATACCGCCACATTCACGCCTACCCCCAACTACCAGTGGTGGGACGGCACGACCGGGGCCAAGAGCGTTACCTGGAGCATCGCCAGCGTCATCGTCCCCATCCCGACCCAGAAGAACATCCCCACCTATGACGGGTCCAACAAGACCCCCGAGTGGGATGACTTCGACACCGACCACTGCACTGTGACGGTCACTCCCGCGGTCAACGCCGGGGAGTACAGCGCCACATTCAGCCTGCTGGAGGGGCTGTGGGAAGACGGCACCACGGGCGGCAAGACGGTGAAGTGGCGGATCAACCGGGCGATCCTTGCCAAGGTCCCCGAACAGAGCGGAACCCCGGTGTATGACGGCAACCCCAAGACCCCGACCTGGGACACCTCTTACGAAAGCGCCAAGATGACAGTGAGCGTGGAGGCCAAGACCCTGGCCGGGACGGACTATCCCGCCGAGTTCACCCCCACGTCCAACTATCAGTGGTGGGATGGCACAACCGGGGCCAAGAGCGCCACCTGGAGTATTGCCCGGGCGACTATCACCACGGTTCCCAGTCAGAACGGTACCCTGACCTACACCGGCAGCGAGCAGACGGTTTCGCTGAAGAACTTCGACAGCAACAAGCTCACCCTGGGCGGCACCACCAAGGGTACGAATGCCGGGGAATACAGCGCCAACGTCACCCCTACGGCCAACTACCAGTGGAGCGACGGCACCACAACGGCGAAGACCGTGAAGTGGAGCATCGGCAAGGCGGCGGGCAGTCTGAGCCTGAGCGCATCCGCTGTGACGCTGAACCGCACCACCCTGAGCAAGACCGTCACGGTAACCAAGGCGGGCGACGGCGCTATCTCCGTCACATCCAGCAACACTGCTGTGGCAACGGCTACGGTGAGTGGGGCAACCATCACGATCAATCATGTCAACCAGGCCAGCGGTACGGCGACCATCACCGTCAAGGTGGCGGCCGGTACGAACCATGAGGCCCCTGCCAACAAGACCATCACGGTGACGGCCCAGTTCACCACCATCTACGGCGTGGAATGGGACTGGACCAGCAGCGGACCTACCAAGGGCACCCGTACCGACGCGGCGGCCGGGTTCAGCGACCCCAATCCCGCTGTGAACAACGGCACCGGCAGCTCTCCCTTTGATAGCATCATGCCCTGGGCGGGAATGGTCAAGGAGACCCGCGCCGGCGGCGTTGAGGTTAAAGAGCCCAAGTATTGGTTCAAGTGGACCAAGACGGGGAAGAAGCTGAAACTGCAAATCGCCGACGGTCCTGTGGAAGGGTTCCATGTGGACCCGGTGAACATGGACCGGGGCGACGGCCTGGGCGAGCTGGACTTCTCCTATATCGGACGGTATCACTGCGCCTCGGGCACCTACAAGTCGGAGACCAACAAGGCCCAGCAGGTGAACATCACCAGGAGCTCGGCCCGTACCAGTATTCACAATCTGGGGGCTAACTTCTGGCAGATCGACTTCGCCCAGTTCTGGTATGTTGGGATGCTGTTCCTGGTGGAATTTGCCGATACCAATGGCGAACGCATTGGCCGTGGCTGTTCTGCCGGCGGCTCCAAGGAGAACAACGGCAAGACGGACGCTATGAAGTACCACACCGGTACCACAGCGGCCAACCGGGACAGCTATGGCTACACCCAGTACCGGAACATTGAGGGCTGGTGGGATAACGTGTTTGACTGGATGGACGGTTGTTATTACAACAATAATGGCCTGAATGTCATCAAGAATCCTAACCAGTTCAGCGATAACGCCAATGGTGTTCTGGTTGGTAAACCTGTCGGCGGGTGGACATCCGATCTCGCCATTCCGACCCAAGCCGGTTTCGAGTGGGCGGTGTATCAATGTGCCGCTGCTGGCAGTGCCACAACATATGTCCCGGATTACTGGTACTTTAACGGTGGTTACCCGTGCCTGCGCCATGGCGGTTGCTATGGCCAGTACCAGTATTGTGGGCCGTTCTGCGTCGACTACAGCAGTGCGTCGGACACGGGCGGCAGCATCGGCTGTCGCCTCCAGGAACGCCCGCCGAAGGCAGCGTGACTACTCCCCTGAGGAGGTAGGGGTGCAGGGGTGAGGGGGCCGCAGCCCCTTCCCCCGCATTCCCGTTTACGAAATTCAAAATGGAGTAATTTTACTCCTGAAATAGGAGAGGGCGGAGGCTGAAAAGTACCCCCCCCCTATTTTTCAGGGGGTCGACTGTGCAGCAGACGATGTCCCGGATAACTGGAACTTTAACGGTGGTAACCCGTGCCTGCACCATGGCGGTTACTATAACCAGAACCAGAATTATGGGCCGTTCTACGTCAACTACAACAGTGCGTCGAACACGAACGACAACATCGGCTGTCGCATCCTTGATAAGCCATAGGCTAACCCTCCATTTGGTAGTAAGGGGTCCTCGCCCTTTCTATATCGCACGGTTGACCGCCCAGCTCTTGCTGAAGATGAGCCGTCAGGACACAGCTTAGTACACTTCGGGCCGGGTCTCGCCTCGGAACACCCCGCGGCGCTGGAACAGTTGTGAGGCTACAAGGAGGAAAAGTATCCCTGATGAAACGAGTTAGAGTTTACCAACAAATCCGCTCCGAGGAGAACCTGCGCCTGGCCATCCAAGAGGTCTGTGCCAGTCACCGGCGCAACGGCGACCATAGCCTGAACAAGAAGGTGCTGGAGATCGAGGCCGATCTGGATGACTATGTGAAGAAACTCGACAAGTTCATCCAAGACCTGGTGAGCGGAGACGCGCATATGAACAAACCCATCAAGCGACGACGCTGGGACCGGAATGCGGACAACGGGAAAGGGAAATGGCGAGACATTAACGAACCCTTATTATGGCCGGACCAGTGCGTCCATCACGCGGTATTGCAGCCGATGATCCCGCACATCATGCGGAGCATGGATCGCTACTGTATCGCAAGCGTTCCCGGTCGGGGCAACTCCTATGGCGTGAAGACCATCAAGAAGTGGATGAAGAATGATCCAGTCGGCACCCGGTACGCGCTGGAGTGCGACATCTATCACTGCTTCGAGGAGCTGGACCCGCCGCACGTCATCAATGCATTGAAGCGGCTGTTCAAGGATCAGGAGACCCTCTGGCTGTGCGACGCCATGATGGAGTACGGCGTGCTGATCGGCGCGTTCTTCTCCGCCTGGTTCCTGCATCTGACGCTTCAGCCGCTGGACCTGATGATCCACGACAAGAAGTACGGCGTGAGCCATTCCATCCGTCAGATGGACAACTTCACCATCTTCAGCTCCAACAAGCGAAAGCTGAGGAAGCTGTTCGAGGACATAAACGCTTGGTTGGCGGAGATCGGATTGAAGCTGAAGGGAACGTGGCAGGTGTTCCGGGTCGGCTTCACTCCCAAGGTGGAGAGGGAACACGCGCTTCTCACGGAGAAGCAACAGCGCCACCGCAGGCCGAGGATGCCGTCGGCTCTGGGCTACCGGTTTGGGCACGGCTATACCATTCTGCGAAAGCACAACCTGTTCCGACTGAAGCAGGGCCTGCACGCCTATTACTACCGACGAGATCGGAACCGGGTCATCTCGTTCAAGAGAGCGTCCGGCCTGATCTCAAGATTGGGACAGCTCCGAAAATGCAATAGCCAGAAGATATTGGAGCGGTTCTATCAACCAAAGACGATGTTCGATTTGAAGAAGGTCGTCCGAAGGGAATGCAGGAGGCTTCAAGCACTATACCCGCCCTATGTGGCGGCATAAAGGAGTGATACCATGAAAGTACAGGGGATGGTCGATCCCGGCCGCTTTACCGTGGAGCAAATCCCCGGGACTGACAAGAGCCTCGTTCGGCTCTTTCAAAATGTGGTGCCTGTCCAGAAGGAGGACTTCAATGGGTTCGAGTATGACGAGTACCACGTCGAAGTCGAGACCTGGGACGGCGTCGCTCAGAACGTTCAGGACAACTATGAGGAGTTCCTGAAGAAGGGCATGGACAATGAGGTGGACCGGAGCAACGAGGCGCTGTTTCGGGCGCAGACGGCCACCGACACCGCCATTCAGGACATGGATGCCATGAACGTGGACCACGAATATCGGCTGACCTTGCTGGAGCTGGGCCTGTCCGAGGATGATATTTGAGGAAAGGAGGAGTAGACCATGTTGTATCGTACTTTGAAGCGTATGATCGAGCGCGGCCAGACCGAGGGTATTGAGAAGAGACTGGATGTCTTCTACGCCGCCGGCAAGCTCACCGACGACGAGTATTCCGAGCTGATTGGGATGCTGAAGTAAGCGGACCGCCGAAACAAAGAAGTAGCAGGAGGTGACAGATATGGACGGAGATTACATCTCTCGCCATGAGCACGAGGAGTTCCGCCGGAGTATGGAGGCCGAGAATCAGCGTTTAGAGGACGAGAACAAGCGCCAGAACCATCGGCTTGATGCTTTGGAGAGAACCATCGAGCAGGTTGCCGCGATCAGCACATCCGTGGAGAAGTTGGCTCTGAACATGGAGAACATGCTGAAGGAGCAGGTCTCCCAAGGGAAACGTCTGGAAACACTGGAGAGCCGCGACGGTGAGATGTGGCGAAAGGTGGTTGGCTATGTCATCACCACCATTATCGGCATCGTTGTCGGTTACTTTTTCAACCACCCCATCGGGTAAGCGGGAGGGCGGTATATGTTGCATATCAAAGCAAAGGAAGCTGCTTCTTCGGTAGAAGAGCGACCCGCTGATATTTTGGAGGGTTCGGACATGGACTACCATCCCGAAGAGGAACGCGAAGATCCTATTCCGCCCCCCTCCGAGCCGAAGAAAAAAGCGACTACCATGAAGATTATCGTGTGGGTCTGTCTGCTCAATGGCTTTGCCTGGGTGTGGTGCAGCTACATTTTGGCATGGCTTGGGAAAGAGCAGATCGCCGAGAGTCTTTCACAGGTGGCGCTCACTGAGATCATCGGCGTGGTGTTGGTGTATGCCATCAAGTCCGTCGTTGAGAACCTCAGCAAAAACAACTCATGGCCGGATAAACACGGCTCTGACCCGCCCGACGGCGTCGGGTAATGAAAGGAGAAACATCATGGAAAAGCTGAACACAATCCAAAAGCGCAATAACCTGAATACTGTTTACAGAGACGGAGAGGCTGGGCCTGGCGGGGCGCATCATGATTATGTCGTATCGTTTGGCAGCAGTCTGCCGGAGAGCGATGCGGATGGGCTGCATATCCGTTTCCAGTGTGGGCCGCGCAAGGACCCGGAAGCGCGGAAGGGTGTGTGCGGTGCGGACCTGCTGGAGATCGTGCGCGATCAGTTGCGGGCGTTCCAGGCCGGCCCGTTCTCCTGTCGGGAAAATGCCTGTGCCTTGACACATATCGAGGAAGCATTGATGTGGTTAAACCGTCGGGCCGAGGACAGGGCGGAGCGCAACGTATTGGGCATGACTGAGAAGTAATACAAGGAGGAATCGCGCATGGAAAGTATTCTGAACTGGTCTGTGGTCATCAGTATCGTCGGCGTTCTCGTGGTGCTGACCAACATCATCACCCAGGTTCTCAAGAAGGTTACCTGGGAGAAGCTTCCGACGAACATCCTGGTGGTCATCATCTCGATGGTGCTGACCCTGGTGGCGTTCTTCGCCTACTGCCAGATCAAAGCGGTGGCCGTTGTGTGGTACATGGTCGTGGCGGCCGTCGTCCTGGGTTTTATGGTGGCGTATGCCGCTATGTTCGGATTCGACAAACTGAAAGAGGCCCTGACCCAGCTTGACGCGAGGAGGTAGCCTATGAACGAAAATCTCGGCAGCATCGAGCTCGTTGGTGTGGACAAGCAGTGCTACACAGATGGGAAGATGCGCTACAAACGCGAGTACCAGGGGCTCAGTCAGGACTTTGATAAGCTCCCCGTCAGCGACGATATGGCGGCCGGGAGTAGCTGTCTGTTCCTCGACAATGGCACTTACGCCCAGTATCATGCTGGGACGAAGAAGTGGTACCTGATTTAAGGGAGGCGGTTGCATGACAGGCGATCAGGCGTATGCCGTCCTGAAGGGACTTATCAAATCAACTCTTGCCGGAGCCGGCGCACTGAAAGGCGAGGATGGTAAGTCCGCTTATCAGATCGCTGTGGAGCTGGGCTTCGTCGGTACAGAGGAAGAGTGGATCGCCTCTCTTAAGGGAAAAGACGGCGGCCCCGCAGAGGGGAGCTATCTGAAAATCGAGGTCATGGATCGCGGTGAGTATGAGGCACTCCTCACCAAGGACCCGAATACCCTCTACATGCTTCGGGGCTAAATCGTTCAAAATGGAGCAGTAAATGAAATAACCCCGTGGGCCTTAGCCGGCCTGCGGGGCTTTCTTTCTGTCCTGCGCACATTTTACATCCTCTGTTATGGAAAGGAGGATGAATTATGGCATTGAAACTTTATTTGATTGCCGGAATCATAGTCGAAGCTTTTATTCTCAAGGGATATGCTGAAGACGAGGTTCCCTATACAAAAGCTGAACTATTTTTTGGCGGCATCATTGACATTCTAACATGGCCGATTGTTCTTCTGGTACACATCATTATTAACGGGGGTCGCTAATACAGCGGCTCCTTGCTTTGTGACTTGAAAAGAAAGAGACCGCTGGTGGCAGTCTCTTCTCAAACAATTTAGGCACTCCGTCTTTTCTTGGAAAGTTTATGCGATTTCTTTTTGCCTTTGGCGTAATTGAAATCAATGACTTTCATACAGGCCGCGCCAACACTCAAATATCGGAGCAGTGCCGCGTTTCATTTAACAAGATTTCCATTCCTACCGATAACATGGAATACCTACTTCGGAAAGGAGAACTGTTATGGGCATTGACAAAAAGCTGGTAAAGCTTTGGAAGGAGAAACGTGAGGACGTAGTCACCACGCTTAAGGTGTTGAGGGAACTCGACATCGTGAAGAAGGAAGATGTTGCGTTTCTGACGGAAAAACTGGACATCGCAGCCAGTGCAAACAACGAGTAAAACAGTATACATTAAGGACGGAATTTCAAGTTGAGAGGGCTTAACGGCTCCTTTTTTCTTTTGTTCATTTGGGGGTTTTAAGAAGCAGAAAATAGTGTAGGAGGGCCGTTTACTTCTCGACTACTCCTACACCTTGACCGTTGAAGCCTTGAAAATACGGGACTTTGTGCTTCCATTATAGAAACACCCGCTTTCATTTACCACTCTCAACCGCTCTTAAACGCTACTATCCCAATGGTTTTAGCGGCAGTTAGAAGTGGAAAACTTTGTGGAGATGTAGATAACTTATCCATTATTTCTACACTGTTCCTATACCAATACTCCTATACCGCGAGAAAGGACAAACACAGTGAATAAAAATACAATCCTCTACCTCTGCGACGGTGAAGTTCCTACCTGCTGCAAGCCTGGCTCCTGCTACAAATATGGTGGTGAGTGCCGTCATACCACCGAAGAGACCCATGCCCTAAATCCGGAGCCTCGCAATCTTACTCCTGATGACCAGGGTAATCTCTGGGAGAGGGATTGACCCAAAGAAAACGCCATTTCTAAAAGAGGGGAAAAGGATGAGACTGCCGCCAACAGTCTCATCCTTATATGTTTAAGCGTATTGGGCTATTAAGTCTATAACCCGGATGGATTTGCGTTGTTCGACGAACCGCTTACCTGTGTTCTTGTGAGATAAGAAACACAGGATTGCCGCATTTCCATACTGTCGATGGCCTTTTGAGTCGGGCCAGCCAAGTTTTCGGATTGTATTTACAAGATCCATACTCATATGCTTAAACACCTCCTCTCTTTTAGAAATGGCGTTTTCTTCGATTCCCACCTCCAAGGCCTCCCAGAGTATTTTTCTCCTTCCGCACACTATAGCATGGGTCATTATCAAAGTCAATGCCGATACGCCTGGAAATGTTGTTAGAATTTTCGCCGATTATACACCCTATTTTATTTTTTCGATTTCCTGTTTCAACCACTCAAATTCGCGTTGGGTATAGACCTTTTCGGTGATGTCCGAAATCTTGTGACCGACCATGTACTTGATGGCGTACTCGTCTACGCCGGCTTTTTTGCAGGCTGTGACAAAGTGTTTTCTACCATCATGGGGACGATGCTCTGGATTTAGTTTCAGCTCATCCCGAACCATACCAAAACCTCTCTGGTATCGTGGGTAGGTCATCATCGTAGGCTTGCCACTTCTGCCATCCGTGCAGTTGAAGAGATACTTACTGCCAAGTACGACAGCCTCTTTATATTTACGCTCGATGAGATGCCGTATCTTCGAGTGGATGGGAACGACCCGATCCATACCGGCATCAGTCTTGATACCGCCTTTGAACGTCCAGTTCTCAAGGTCGATATTCTCCAGCTCCAGCAAGCCGAGTTCTTGAGGGCGCCATCCCGAGTAGCATTGGATCAGCATGACATCTACAAATCGCTTGTCATCGACATGGAACCAGAGCTGTTCCATCTCTTCTTCGGTGAATGGGATGTGTTCCTGCTTCACGGTCTGGATCTCTTTGATAGTTTCCTCGGTGAGATTGAACGTCCGAGAGTAGTTCCGATCGACCAACTCATACTCTAAAGCATAGTCCAGCATGAGATTGAAAAGAGATTTGATTTTGTTCTTCATGGATGCGCTGGGGCGCTGCTCTTTTCCTCTAACTTTGGCCGTACCCTCTTCCATACAGCCTTTCACATGACGGGCCCGGACATCCATCACCCGCATATCATAGACAGCCGAACAATAGGCCCAAGCCGATGTAACAGCTCGAATGCTGCCATCCGCTTTAAGGGTCTTGAAATACTCTTCTGACCATTTGTCGTAAAGCTCCCTAACTGTAATGGACGGCTCCAAATCATACGGATTTTTGTTGTACTCTACGAGAGCGGCGTAAGCGTCATTGTAAGTAGGGAAATAAGATTCCGGTTTCAGAGGCTTACAAATAGGCCGCCCTTCTGGGGTCTTTCCAACCGTAACCATCGCCCGAAAAGGGTTTCGGAGGTTACGGTTCTTTATTTCACTGATTTGACCAAAGCCATTGGGGAGGCGCCTTCGTTTGTTGCTCTTAACACGGGGTTTTCGTTTTACAGTGGGCTGCATCGGGTAGCCACAATGAGGGCAGGCCGTAGCCTTATCGCTAACTTGGAGTTCGCATTCAGGGCATTTTATTAACATGGCGGTTCCTCGTCTTTCTTTTCAAGAGTCTTAATCGGAAGCCTTTCGATCTTATCCACTATGCGTCCAAGTTTTTGAATGTTCCAGACAATCCCGGCAAATTTCAAAATGCCTATGACCTGCTGGTTTTTGTTATGCTCTTTTACACCCCCTTCTTCGGTATAGACCTTATGCAGAAAGTCTTTTGGGTTCACATGTTTCTTCATCGAATAGCTCCTTTCGCAGGTTTGGCACCTCCTTTTATGAAGGAGGTTGACTACCATGAAAATAGACAAAAAGTTAATGAACGAGGTTGAAGAGTTGTGGGTTGGCCACGAGGAGGCATTAACGCACTTCGGACAAGTATGTGTCGCGGCAGCAAAAGCTGGGCACGATTGCAAAGTGCGAAGACATTTGCGTCTGGGTATGGTTGTAGCCACTGCGGCAACTATCATCATTACATGCTGTTTAGATTTGATGAGCGAAACTTACTAAAACGGGAGAGGCTCGCGGAAACGCGGGCTCTTTCTTTTATTTTTCCCGTTTATTTTGCTTTTCCCGCTATTTCCCTTTGTTTCGCCCTAATAATCATATATGATAGTGTAGGAATTGTCAAGTAATTCCTACATAACTTTTTAACTTAGATTAGGAAGCTCGTACCTTAGAACAGAAAGGAGTCATGTATGATTGCCAAGAACGCGTCAGTCTGCCCCAAATGCGGAGGACATCTCAGATTCTTCGACACTGTGAAACGCATTGTACGGACAAAAGCTCGGGTGACAGAATGGATTGTAATACGCAGACTCCGGTGTACCATATGTGGTTCGTTACATAGGGAATTACCAGAGGAACTATTCCCTTACAAGCAGTACGAGGCCGAAGTCATTATCGGTGTATTGGAGGGCCTTATCACCTGCGAAACACTGGGGTTTGAGGACTATCCCTGTGAGATGACTATGGCCCGCTGGCTCGCTGAATTTACAGGTGCTGTTACGGAAAGGAGGTCGTACTATGAACGAGAAACGACTGATGGGCGAAATCGAGAAGCTGTGTAAAGACGGTCATACGGATGCGCTACTCTACCTGTGCCGGAACTATGGAGACGCGGCAATCGAAGGGTACAGACGTGGATACCGGAAAGCATTCTGGACAGGATTAGGCGTTTCCAGTCTGATCGTTACAGGTTGCATAGGAGCCATCGGGGTCATCATGAAACAGTACGGCAAGAGGAACTAATCTAAGGAGGGAGCGGCTAAACGGCGGCTCTCTTCTTTTCGCCTATTTCGCAGGTCCTTTTACGGAGGTGACTGTTATGGTAATCAGAAATAAAGAATACTACACTCAGTTTAACGAAGAGATGAAGCGAGACCATAGAGCTTTGGACTACCACATCCGACAGGCAGAGAACTACAAGCGTATCTACCAGCTCACAAAAGGGCGTTCGGGAGTATATGCCTTACTGAATAAATTTGCTAAGAGGATGAATCAGGTTCATTGTGATAAGGGAACTAAATTAGCGAAGCTGGACATGACGTGGTGCCTTTACGAAATGATGTACTTACAAAATTACATTCAGAAAGGAGAGGAGCCCTAACAGGGGCTCTTCCCTTTTGCGCGAATTTAACAACATCCTTTATGGAAAGGTGAACATATGCGAGACGGTATGTTCTGAAAAAGGTGTTGCCCTTGAAGGTTTAGCTGACGGCTATCGAGGTACGGAGCAACTTAATGGTTAAACGGCGAGCCGCCTGTCTTTCTTTTGTTCTCGCAGATTCTGCAAATTCCTTTATGGAGAGGAAATAAGGGAAACTTTGAAAAGCCAAATTGTAAGACATGGTCGGCAGTTACATTCGCAAGGATGTGGCCCCAATTCATGCCCTCTTTTTTTTGTTTCCGCAGATTTTGCAAATCGTATTATGAGAAGGAGAGGAAATCCGACGGGTTGTGACCAAGCAACAAAATTGTTTGGTTTGGATGTTCGACTCATCCACGGCTCGTCTTTCTCTAAGAAAATGGATAGATGCGGGTGGAAATCCCGCGGTGAGACACGAAGGCGTACCGCCAAGTAATAACTTAATAAAAGATGGTACCCACCGGGCAACGGTTTTCGTTGGGCCGACCCTGAAGTCATTTTCTTTTTATTTTTCGCCAAATACTCAACGGCCTTTATGGAGGTGATTGATATGTTTTTGAACAAAGTTGAATCAATGAGTACAGTCACAAAGAAAGTCATTGACGATTTTAATCGAATGGATGATAAACAATTTATGGCAAAATATTTTTGCAGTAAGCTGACGTATGCAAAGCGAGTTGCGAAGTATGGTGATCCGTACATGAAAAGTCCACTCGCTAAAATCGGAAAATTTCTTAATAAAATATTCTGAGGTGAAATCTAAGGAGCATGAAATCACGGAGAAGGGGTGTGTTCGCAGCACCTCTTTTCTTTTCGCGATTTTTACAAATCGTATTATGGAGAGGAAAAAGAATACCATCGGGTATGAAAGTGAAGAGGCTAAACGTGTGAGTATAAAATCTTTGCGCACATTAGATGTCTACACGGAAAGTCGTCTCTCTTTATTTTTCGCCAAATACTCAACGGCCTTTATGGAGGTGATACTTGTGGAGACCAAGAAAATTCTTAGCACGATTGGAACGTTCGTTATTGTAGGGGCAGTATCAACAGCAGGAGCTGCATTATGGACGAACGTTTTAGATGACAAACTTAAATTGGTTAAAGCGAAGAAAACACATTCCAAATCAGACAAAGTAATTGTTGTTGATTTCAAGAAAGCAAGGAGGGACATGAGCCGCTAACACAGCGGCTCTCTCTTTTATATTTTCCGCATAAAACTCCACGTCCTTTATGGAGGTGAAAGTAATGAGACAAGTCATTCTTTATGGAATTTCTGGAGCAAGTAGGGCCTATACAGTTCTGAATTACTTCTGTATCTATGAGGAATTCGTATCGATCAGCACTATCTTAGGGGAAGCGAGGCGACTTCGGATGAGAAATCCGGATATCGAGCACGTTTACGCAATAGATAATCGACACGGACTCCGTCGTGATTACAAGGAGAGCATGAAACGGAATAGTATTGAGAGCCATTACATTTTCAAGGATATTCTGGAAAGAGAAGGTATGCGAATTATTTAACTACCGAGGAGGGTCCCGGCAGGGACTTTTCCTCTTTCCGCAGGAATGGCAGTTTCCTTTATGAGAGGCTTAGGCTTCATCTGTTATAAGGAGTGGAAACTATGTTTACAAAATTGGAAATGGTCGGAGCTATTGCTATCAGCCTGTTCGGCGGATTCGCCATCGGCTACAGCAAGGCAAGAGAAATCTGTTTGCAAGCAATCATCACCGCTACCGGAGAACAGAAGGAACCCGAGACAACCGAGAAGGAGGAGACGCCCTGAACAAGGGCTCTCCCTTTTTCGCACAAATCACAGTGCCTTTTATGGAAGAATCCATATTTGAAAGGAGAAACAACAATGAGCATGGAAAAGTTCAAAAGGTTTGTAGCTGACCACAAGAAGGAGTTGATTGCCACTACGGCGGTCGCCGGCGGAATTGTGTTGGTGATCCTCGGGTGTAAGCGCCACAGCGGGAAGATGGCCAAAGGTATATTCAGGAGGAAAGATATTTCGATCCCGGATGGCCTCAAGGTCTGGGACACGTCCTACCTCTGGGTGGAGGGAAAGTACCTGAACGCAATCGTCAACCGTATTCCCGTAGACGACCTGGGTGAACTGGGCAAGCAGTACATCAAGCATGGGCTCGCACAGCCTGGCGACATTGCAAGCGTCGTTATTGGAGTCGAGTACAACAAGTGATTCTACCAAAGGTGGAGGCCGCTAACACAGCGGCTTTTGCCTTTTCACCGAGGTTGTTTGTACTTCGGTGTGGTTGCTAACTTAGAATAGCCGTTGAAAGGAGGTAGTCGTTAATGAGTGAACAAGAATTTCATCCGGGTTCCGTTCCGGTTGCAGTAGCGGCCAGAGTCTATGGAAAAGATGCGTCTTGGGTTCGAGCCGGCATTGTGTCAGGATGGCTTCCGATTGGTAAGGCTACCCGAAACGGTAAACTGGTGACCAGCATCAACGAGATAGACAGCCGGTACGGACGTATCAACTTTTACATCTCGCCCAAACTCCTCTATGAGGAAACCGGATTTTTATGGAAAGGAGAAAAGCGATAATATGCCTACAAATGTACGACCCGAAGTATCTAAGAAGAATCCCTATTACATAGAGCGTGAGCGATACTACGAGCTGAAACACTTCTGCCGGCAGTATCCGATTTGGAAGAAAGCTCATGCGGCCCTTGATGGACTGAGCCGGCGACCCGCTGATTTGGAGCTGTTCAGCGAGACTGGAGAAACAAGTGATCCAACGTTCCGATGCGTAGCGGCCCGTGAACGCTACTCCAGATGGATGGGTATGGTTGAGCAGTGCGCTCGTGAAGCTGACCCCGAGCTCTACAAGTATCTCATGAGCTATGTCACGAAAGGAGATTGTTACAGCGTTCTCAAAATGCGCGACCATATCCCCTGCTGCAAGGATGTGTTCTATGAGACGGCCCGTAAGTTCTTTTGGCTCCTTAACAAAGTCCGAGACTGATTTGGCATCTTCCGCAGAAAATACATCCGCCTTTATGGAAGACCCAATATTAGAAAGGAGTTTGACTTATGAACCGTCGTTTTAACTGGATGGACAAGCCTGTCACCTGGGGAGGTTACTTTAAGCTGTGCGGCATTTGCACTGTGGTCGGAACGGCCATCGCTGCGATTGAGCTCATCGTGTTTATGGAGCCCGCCTGGTGGAAGGCTACAAAGAACTTTGTGAGAAGACTGTTCGACAGATGAACTATCGGCATATAGGTCGGCCAAGAGGGAGGTTGTGGAAACACGGCCTCTTCTCTTTTTATATTTTTGCTCGCACAAATTGCAACGACCTTTATGGAAAGGAGGTTCGATTTATGACTTACAAGCAAATCGAGGCCAGCAGAGAATTGCGACTTTGGATTGGACAGGTAATCGTGCCGGCTGTTAGTGTGACGGCAGTGGTACTTGCTAATCCTGACGTGAGAAATGCGGCTAAGCAAAAGCTGGATAGCATCAAGCAGAAGTTCCAGTCCAAAAAGATCAGGGTCGTGTAGCAGCGACCCTTTCTTTTATATTTTCCGCATATAGGTGACTGTAATGTGTGGTAAATTGGTATTCTAAAAAATTCCCGGGTGGAAAATTCTGAAAAACAATTTTAGGAGGCATCCTATGGAAATCGTAATCGCACTCGTAGCCGTCCTTATCGGCTTTATCATCGGTCGAGTCCTTCCCAGAGAGCGCCACCTTGGCGATTTGCGGGTTGACAGGTCTGACCCGACTTGTGAGCCCTATCTTTTTCTTGAACTGGGTACGGATGTCCGTAACGTCATGAGTAAGCGGCACGTTACATTTCGCGTCAAAGTCGAAAACTTCCTGCCGCACGAATAACACCCGCTATTATGGAGCCCAACTCTAATATTTGAAAGGAGTAAAGCAATATGGCAGAGATCAAAAGTTTGTTGGACGGCGTGATCGAGCAGGAAATCCAAAACGTGGAGGCCCTGAGCTCTGGATCTGACGAGAAGTCGAAGGCGATCCAGAATCTCGCAACCCTGCACAAACTCCGTATCGAGGAGATCAAGGCCGAGACCGAGGCGGAAGAGAAGCGTGAACGCCGGGTTATGGACAGCGAGCAGCGTAAAGCGGAACTCGCTCTGAAAGAAAAGCAGGCTACCCAGCAGGAGACCCAGCATCAGGCTGAACTCTCTATCAAGGAGCGCCAGGTGGATAGTGCCGAGGCAGAACGTAAGATGAAGGACGAACAGTTCAAAGCTGAACTCGCCCTGAAGAAGCGTCAAGCCGACGGCGACACCGCTGAGCACAAGTTGAAAGAGAAGCAGAGTGAGACTGAGTATAAGCACAAGGGTGCCGAGCTTGCTCTGAAGGAGCGGGAACTGGATAGCAAAGACGCTGACCGGACCCAGGAAGGAGAGCTTCAGAAGCGCCAGGCCAGGGATCAGATGATTGACCGGTGCGTGAGGACTGGTGTGGCGGTTGGAGAACTGGTGTTGCCGTTGGTGTTCTACGGCATCTGGATGAACAAAGGTTTCAAGTTCGAGGAAACCGGTTCGTTCACGTCGACCACATTCAAGAACTTGCTGAATCGCTTCAGACCCACGAAGTAAAGGGTAAGGCTACAAAAGCGGAGAGGGCGCGGAGATTTCGCGCTCTTTTCGTTTTCGCCATTTCTACAGCGCTCTTTATGAGGAAGAAGAGCTCTTTTACCTCGACTATCGGTCGGAAGTGGAGTATAATACTGTACAACACTTCTGGACTACATCAGGAGGTAATGAAAGTGCGTAAAAAGGGTAAAGAGATCATTCGGCCGGAGGGAATTGAGATCAGCGAGTATCTCAATGACGGCTGGGGCATCTGCAACAACTGCGGGGCGCTGATGGATGAGGAAATCAGGAATAGAATTGGAGTATTCACCTGCCCAGCATGTGGCTGGGAGTGCGATGTTATGGATTATGAGTACGAGGAGGAAGACACTATGGAACTCGTACAGGATGAAAGAGGTGACAACTATCTGATTCCGAAAGGAGGTATGCCGCCCGCTGGGTGCAGAGCTTGTGGAGGTCCGTATCCCCACTGCAAAACATCTTGCAAGATGTATGACGACTAAGCATTATCAAAATGGAGGAGAGCCCTGGAAAAGCCGGGGCTCTTTCTCTTTTGCGCAGGTAAAACAGCTCACTTTATGAAAGGGGTTGATATGCATGAAGAAATTAAAAATTAGCTTTTGGACGCGCGTCGTTGTTTTAGGGTGCTTCATTAGCGATGTTGGTGATAGCATTGTTAATAAGGCACTCGATAGGCTAGACGACATCCAAAAAGCGGATTGGCTGCGTTTATACAACCGTTGAAAGATCGAGCCTGCGGAAACGTGGGCTCTTTCTCTTTTATTTCTGAACTTGTGAGGAAATCGTTATGCGCTATCATTTCGAGAAGCCGGTTATATCGCTGTCAATGTACGGCAGGCGATACACTTGTAATCATCCGGTGTATGACAGCTGTACCTTGTTCGAGATTGACGAAAAGGGTTTAGCTGTGATACAGCAGAGATTCAACGCAAAGACAAAGAGTACGTCTTGGACGGAGGTCGATGCCTATTTAACTGACGTTTTATATTTGCATCCCAAGTTCAAGGAGTTCTTTGACAGTCGGGCCGGAGCTTGTACGGACGGTCTTTACCCCACTGTAACAATTCGACAAATCATGTGGGCGTTGAAGATGAAACCTTTGCCAAAGCAAAAGTGGGAGACCGTGTTCGACCGTTCGCCGATTTGACAGAGCGGTTTATGGAGGTGATATTTGTGGCTAATAGAATCGTAAAGATTAAAGTCCGCATTGATTCGGAAAAATTAAGAAAAATATTTTGAGAGAAGTCATCGATACGAAAAGCGGACAAGCCCGGAGTTTGTTCAGAAAAAACCATAAGGAGAGGACTGGAAACCGGCTTGCTCACTGTCGATACCGTCGCTTATCTCGCCTATCATCTTGGGGTAAATCCGGAATCATTTGCGGACATTGACGGCTATTTTGTGGAGCTGTGACATTACATCAACCATTGGGAAGGGCCTTGACGCGGGCTCTTCTTTATTTTACCGCCAATTCCACAGCTCCTATTATGGACCAATACCATGAAAGGGGTTAAGGAGCATGGATGAGATGAAAATTGAATCAAAATGGACGAGAGGAATTGCGTCGATCCTTATTGGAAAGGCCATGCGTAAAAAGTTGGGTTACGACGTTGACGTCCAACTCAACCATTTTCGCACAACCATTCTTGAGGAGAAGGCACATGTCCACTTGGACATTGATTTGGAACTCTCAAAAGAGGAACTTGACAAACTGTTAAAGAGCATTGGTCTCTGAGGTCGGAGCCGCGTAACAGCGGCTTTTGCCTTTGATCCGCAAGATATTCATGCCATATTATGGAGGTGATCGCTATGAGATTTGACAGCAAAAAGGTATTCAAGTTTGCAGGAGAAGTTAGCGGTTGTGTCGTCATGGGAATTGTTTCAGCGGCAACGCAGACGCTTTGGTACAGAATCGCAGAACCCAAGATACTTAATGCTATGGACAAAAATGAGGCAAAGCGAAAGCGGCCAATAGGTTTTAGGGGGGGGCCTAACAGGGGCTCTTCCCTTTTGCGCGAATTTAACAACATCCTTTATGGAAAGGTGAACATATGCGAGACGGTATGTTCTGAAAAAGGTGTTGCCCTTGAAGGTTTAGCTGACGGCTATCGAGGTACGGAGCAACTTAATGGTTAAACGGCGAGCCGCCTGTCTTTCTTTTGTTCTCGCAGATTCTGCAAATTCCTTTATGGAGAGGAAGAACCTGAGAAGGATACGAAATGCGTCTTTAGGCCAACCGAGCGCCCTTGAAAAGGGACTGAGAAGTTACGAAATGCGCCCTAAAGCCAACCGAATGTTCAACCTCTCTAATGTTTTCACCTTCCGCAGATTTTGCAAATCGTATTATGGAGAGGAAGTTAGCTCAGTTGGTAGAGCGACGGGTGAAATTCCCGTAGGTCATCGGTTCGAGTCCGATACAGCCTCTCTAAATTTTTTTTGAGAAGGGATATAGTGAAACGAATTTTGAAAAATGAAATAGGCCGTTGTAAGTATTGCGGAAGTAGTGTCGTTATAAGTCCTTTTACTGTAGGACATGGCAAAAAACGACGTATTGCTTACGGAGGAGCATGTTGCAATAAATATTGCGGTCGTAGGACAGCCGGGGCATACACCAAAGAGAAAGCAATACCTCTTATTAAAAATTGGGGCATATTAGCAAATTAACCCGAAAGGAGTAATTCAAAATGGAAGTCAAAATCGTAGGAGAAGTCAGATTCAAGAACCGAGTCCTCAAGGTGTATGGGGATCTGGATGCGCCTCTCTTCAAGGCTGCGGACGTCGCCGATCTGGTGGAGTACGGCGAGGGTAACGTCTGGAACCTTGTTCGCCTCTGCGAGGAGGACGAGCATATGCTCCTTCCGCTCGTAGTCGCTGGCCAGAAGCGGCAGGTAACCTTCATTACCGAAACCGGCCTGTATAATGTCCTGTCCCAAAGCAGAAAGCCTCTCGCCAGGGCGTGGCGGCGCGTTATCCATGAGGAGCTTATCGCGCTCCGGAGGTCTCAGGGTAAGAACGTCTCTGAGAAGTTTGACGAGTGGGACCACATGGCCGACAACATCTACTTCGACGAGGAGCGGGGCTGTCTGATGCGCTCTGTGACCGTCCAGGGCGGTGATGTCGAGCAGGTGCCGTTCGAGCCCTGACTGATATTCTCATGAAACCTGAAATCGGATACGACCGTATCGTGATAGGGTCTTACATCAATGACCTTCTTGAAGGCGTTGAGTGGAACTTAAAACGTACGGCATTGCGGGACCCGTACTTCAACCAGTTAAGCGTCGAGAAGTTCACGCTTGAAACACTTCTTCAGGAGCTCGGAGAACATGGCGAAATTTCGCCAACCGATTTGATAGAGCGGTTTGTGCAGAAAGCAAACAAGTGCGCTGTTGAAAATCAGGACACCAACAGCAACTACACATTTTCGGTATCAAGGGACACAGCAATGTCCGTTCTTGACGGACTGTATTTTGGTTTCCTGGAAGGAGAAACGCGCAGTGGATTTGATCCATAAAACTAAAAAGGAGGTATCCAAAAGGTGAAACCCAAGAAAAGTCTGGTAAACCGGGCGGGAAAAGCTTTGAAACGGGCGTCGCCAACCATACTGAGTTGTCTCGGTGCTTTTGGTGTAGTGGCGACTGCGATCCTGGCAATCAAAGCAACGCCCAAAGCCCTTGAGTGCATCGAGGACGCAAAAGAAACAAAAAGCCCCGGAAATGGCGAAAACCTGACCCGATTGGAGACGATAGCGGCTTGCTGGCAATGCTACATCCCTGCCACAGTCACTGGAATCGCTACAATCGGGTGTATTTTCGGCGCAAATGTGCTGAATCGCCGTCAGCAGGCCTCTCTCACCAGCGCCTACGCCCTGCTCAACCGAACGTACCAGGACTATCAGAAGTCTGTGAAAAACGTATTCGGCGAGGAAGGACATCGGCGTGTTTTGGAGGACATGGCCATTGAGCGGGTCTCTGAAAATCACACGATTTATACTCAGGGATCGTTTGAATGCACCACGCTGGATTTCTGCGTCTCTGAGGAGGAGCATCTCTTCTACGACACCTACTCTGACCGGCAGTTCGCATCAACCATCGGAAAGGTTCTCCAGGCCGAGTATCATTTGAACAGGATGTTCGCCCTTAACGGTAATGCATCGCTCAATGACTTCTATAAGTACCTGGGCCTCGGCCCTGTTACGGACGGGGACGACATCGGATGGTGGGTCGACCCCAATGAAGAAATTTACTGGGTCGAGTTCAACCATTCCGTTGCCCACATCGACGATGGCCCCGAGCGGCCTCAGGTGGACTGCCTTATCATCGAATTTCCTCATCCTCCGTGTCCGGCTCCTCCCGATTGGTAATCCGCAAAAATGACATCCTCTATTGTGGAAAGGAGGTAAGGCTTCATGGATAAGAAAGCCATCTTTAGAGTAATGTCCATGATCGGAATGGTCCTTGGGGCGGCGGGAACGCTGCTGTCCAACTGGGCCGACGATCGTGAACTCAACATGACGATTGACGAGAAGATCGATGAAAAGCTTGCCGCCCGTGAGAGCGAAGAAGAAAGTGAGGAGCCCTGACAGGGGCTCTTTGCTTTTGGATGAGGAAGAACTGCACATGAACGAGCGGGCACTTGCGGCAATCGGTCAGGTTCTGGAAGGTTACACGGAGCCTCCCGGACTTGATTGGCCGAAACACGAAAAAGAAGAGGTCACATTTTCACACTGGGCGCTGGACGAAATCTTGCTCCTGGTGTGGGATCATCCGTGGACACTTGCATCTGAAACCATCGAAGCATTTGCCATGAAGCTGGAGGTCTTTGCGGCGACGGCCGTATCAGAAGACCAACGGCGGATATTTGCTGTCGCGGCCGAGACAGCTTGGGAGATGCTTGAAGAGGTTCAGTTGCTGGAATTTTAATGCTTGAAAGGAGAAGCAGCGTGAACAAGCAAACCATCGCCAAGGCGCTTAAGGATATTCCGAAGATCTTGAAACGGCATAGTCCTGAGCTCCTGACAGGCATCGGCATCGCCGGGATGATATTTACGACCATTTCGGCGGTGAAAGCCACCCCCAAAGCGCTTCAGCTCGTGGACGAACGGGAAATCAAGGAAGGAAAGCGCCTGACAAACTCCGAGATCGTCAAGACTACCTGGAAGTGCTACGTCCCCGCCGCCGTTACCGGGGTATGCTCTGTCGGGTGTCTGATCGGAGCAAGTTCTGTCAACGCGCGGCGCAATGCCGCCCTTGCCACGGCCTACACCATCTCTGAAACTGCTCTTAAGGAGTATAAAGAGAAAGCGGTCGAGGTCGTCGGCGAAAAGAAGGAACAGGCGATCCGGGATGCGGTCGCCAAGGAGAAGCTGGAAAAAGCGCATGTTAAAGAGCGGGAGTTCATCATCACTGGGAAAGGTGAAACTCCCTGTTTTGACCCGCTTACCAATGCCTGCTTCAAGTCGGATATCGAGACCATCCGAAAAGCGGAAAACATCCTGAACAAACGAATGCGGGATGAGATGCAGATCACGGTCAACGACTTCTTACAGGAGCTCGGCCTTGATCCTTGTGATGATGCCATCGGCGACAAGATGGGCTGGGACATCGACAAGGGTTACATTGATCTGGACTTCAGCTCGCAGCTGGTCGATGGCATTCCCTATTTGGTCATCGGCCACCACAATCCGCCGAGATACCTCGGCTGACAGCATCCGCAAAAATAGCATTTCCTATTATGGAGAGATCCACATTACAATACTTTGATAAAGGAGAATCATCATGGAAGAGAACACTGTGAAGACCAATGAGATCGAGGAGTATGAGCAGCCTGAGACCGAGGTCGAGGAGGCCCTGGAGGAGAGCTCCGGCAGCGGCGCGTTCGTCGCGGGCATCGTCGGTGGCTTCTTGGCCTACGCCGCTATCGGCGGGGTGAAGAAGCTGGTGACGTTCGCCCAGATGAAGTGGGCCGAGCGGAAGCAGAAGGAGGCGGCCAAGACCGTGATCGACGCCGAGTACACCGCGGTCGAGGAGGAGCAGGATGAGCCCGAGGAGGAAGCTCCTGAGGAGAAGTAAACAGCGAGGATCGCCAAGGGGAGAGTACCTATGACAGGTGCTTTCCCCTTTTCATTTCAACACCGCATTACGTTACAAGGAGGAACCACAATGGCAGAGTACCCCGATAACTCTTATAGCGCACGGGAGCGCAAGCAGGACGGTTCCGGCCCTCCTGATAAGAAGCTGGAGAAGGTGGTAAGCGGCGGAACGAAGACCCGCAAAAAAAGTGAGGTCAAAAAGTTCGCCAACATCTTCGTTCCGGAAGACACCGAGAATGTCAAGAGCTACATCGTAATGGACGTTATCGTCCCCGGCATCAAAAATGCGATCGCTGACGTTGTCAGCATTATGCTCTTTGGGGAATCCGGGCGTCTCGGTGGGCGAGGAGGCAAAGGCTCCCGTGTTTCGTACCAGAAGTATTACGACGACAGGCGTGATGACCGCCGAGACTACGGGCGGCCGAGAGCTGCCGCTGGTTTCGAGTACGACGACATTATCTTCGAAACCCGTGGTGACGCCGATTTGGTCTTAGGTCAGCTTGAGGCGGCCATTGACCAATATGGCATTGCGAGTGTCGCTGACCTGTACGACTTGGCCGGTATCACCTGCCGCAGCTATACGGCAAACAAATATGGCTGGACTGATATTCGGACGGCCAAAGTAGTCCGCATCCGCGACGGCTACATTTTGCAGCTCCCGAGAACAGTTCAGATCAGCTGAGGAGGGATCGCTATGTGCGGATACCACACCTCGTTTGGATACAAAGGCCTGGTCAATGGCGAGTGGATGCTCTTCACTACCGAGGCCGAGTATCATGAGTATCTGCGTGAACTCAAGTAAATCATCCAACAACACAATCCGAAAGGAGTATATTTTAACCATGAAAAAGAACGAGCTTATGAAGTCTGCGAGTCGGACTTTCAACAAGATCGGTTTCCAGATCCAGAAGAAGAGCCCTGAGCTCCTGGTTGCGGCCGGGATCGCCGGTATCGTCGTCAGCACCGTCATGGCGTGTAAGGCCACCATCAAGGCCTGCGAAGTTGCCGAGGAGGCCAAGGATACCATCGACGAGATCCACGAGATCGAGGAGAAGGGCGTCACCCGGGCCGGCAACACCTACTCCGCCGATGATGCCAAGAAGGATCTCACCACCGCCTATCTCCAGACCGGCGTCAAGTACGTCAAGCTGTATGCCCCCGCTATCGTTGTGGGCGCGGCGTCTGTTTCCTGCATCCTGGTAAGCCACAAGATGATGAAGCAGCGCATGGCTGCTGTTGCGGCGGCCCTCTCCGCCACGGACAAGGCCTTTAAGGACTACCGCGGCCGCGTTATGGAGCGTTTCGGCGAGCAGGTCGAGAAGGAGCTCCGCTACAACATCAAGGCCCAAGAGATCGAGCATACCGTTACCACCGAGAAGGGCAAGGAGAAGAAGATCAAAGAGGTGGCCGACGTGCCTGCGGTTGAGGGCTGGGACCCGTCTCAGTACAGCCCTTATGCGCGGAGATTTGACGAGACCAATCCGGCGTGGAACCGGGACCCCGAAATGACCCGCTATTATTTAAGGGCCCGCCAGTCCCAGGCCTGCGACATGCTTCGCTCCCGCGGCCATCTGTTCCTCAACGAGGTGTATGATATGCTGGGCTTCCCCCGCACAAAGGCCGGTGCTGTTGTTGGGTGGCTGTACGATCCCAAGCGGCCTGAGCTGGGTGACTGCTATGTGGATTTCGGCATGTTCGAGATTCAGCAGGAAGACGGTGTCGGCGGCTATGGCCAGTCCTTCATCCTTGACTTCAACGTCGTCGGCGATATTACGAACGACCTCGTCGACCATCAGTATGTTTGAGGTCGGGACGATGAAGAAAGTCGCATTGTTCCTGCTTGTCTTCATGCTGGTGGTCAATAATAACACGCCCCCCCCCCCGTTCCATCCATTGAACCTGTACCGGAATTGACCGTGCAGGATCGTCACAACGATGATATTCCGTTCACCTACGAAGAGCAGGATTGCCTTTTAGCGGCTTGCGAAGAGTTTGATGTCCCCTATGCGTTGGCTTTGGGTCTCATTGAGAAAGAGACCAGGTTTCAAAACATTATCGGGGATGATGGCGCTTCTGCTGGCTATATGCAGATTCAGAAAAAATGGCATTGGGAGCGCATGGAGCGTCTCGGTGTGACAGATCTGATGGAGCCGAATGGAAATTTCAAAGTGGGGTGCGATTTTCTATCCGAGCTCCACGAAAAATATGGTGATTGGGATTTGGCCTTGACTGTTTATAACATGGGCCATGACCCCGGATACATCACCAACTATGCCAAGGATGTCATGGAAAACTATGGCCATTGGCAAGAGTTGCTTCAAACCTACAAATAAGAAAGGATGGGAACACCATGAAAAAGTGTCTCAATAGCTTGCTTTCCTACACCCTGTCTGTCGTATCGGGCCTGTTCCTCGTCAGCGGCATCGCCGTTTTGTCGGCGGGGAGGTAACCGGAGATGGAGGGATTCGCAAATCTGGTGTCCATGATGGACTATGTAGTCGACACAAAGCGGAAACGCCATATCACCGGCGGGCTCCTGATTAGCATGGCCATGCTTTTCGGGGGCCTCGCCATTACGGTGATGAGTGCCAAAGAGGAGGACTGAACCATGGGTAAACTCAGCACTGTAATCGCATTCGTCACGGGAGCCGCCGTCGGCGGAGTGAGCGTTTGGTACATAACCAAGGAACGGTACGCTCAGTTGGCCGAAGAGGAGATCAGATCCGTGAAAGAGGCCTACGCCAAAATGGAGAGCAAAAAGAAGAAAGCCGAGGAGGCCATGCGGAAGTACCAGGGAACGGATGATGAAGCTGTGCAGGAGGGGCCGACTCCTGCTGTCGCCGCCAAGGTTGCGGAGAAAGGTAGCATCGCCGAGTATGCCAAACGGGTTCAGGAAGGAGCCCCTATGGAATACTCCAAGACCGTTGTTCCGCCTAAAGGTGAGACGGCCAGCGATCAGCGGCAAACTGGAACCCCCGGTGAGTTTCCCTACGTCATTTCGCCGGAGGATTTCAATGAGCTTGACGGCTACACCCCGGTCAGCCTGACCTACTTCGCCGATGGCGTTTTGGCTGACGAACATGGCGTAATCGTTGATGATGTGGAAGAGATTATCGGCGATGGACTCAATCATTTCGGCGAGTGGGAAGACGATTCTGTCTTCGTTCGGAACGATGCCAAACGGTGCGACTATGAAATCCTGCGGGATGAGCGCACCTATGAGGAGTTCCGGAAAACTCTTCCCTCCAATATCTAAAAAGGAGGCTTAAGCTTTGACCAAGAACGAGCTTGTCGATCGATATTTCGATTGGATGTACCAGCTCGTGGTCGACAACCGATACTCTAAGTCCTATCACAAGCTGTTCGCCAGGCTGCATGACACGGACTTCAAGTACACGATTCCGATGGACGGCAACCGGGCCGAAGACGGCATCGACCTCAGATATCGGTTCGGTCGCGAGCATTCTTTCCCCGACGCTATGGTTGCGTCATTTTTGGATGACCGCCCGTGCAGCGTTTTGGAGATGATGACCGCCCTTGCTATTCGCTGTGAAGAGCACATCATGGATGACCCCGACATCGGCAACCGAACTGGACAGTGGTTCTGGAATATGCTGGTCAATCTCGGGCTCGGCTCCATGGATGACGCCAAATTCGACAGGTACTATGTGGACAGGACCCTTGAACGGCTCTTGGAGCGAGAGTACGGACGTAATGGCGAGGGCGGACTCTTCACCGTCAACAACGGCCGCGATATGCGGAAAACAGAAATCTGGTATCAGATGAACTATTACCTCAGTGAGGTTATTAGAGAAGGGAGCGTCAGCATTTAGTATGGCAAAAAAGAAAAATGTTCCGATGCCCATCAGATCGATGGGTGATCTGGTCGAGTTGGTCAATCACAACTGCGAAGTTTTTGACCGCCGGACCAAGAAGCTTGCTAAAAGCACCCGGAACCTCAAGGTTCTCTGTGTGGTCACTATCGGCTACGCCGTCTATACGGCAGTCAAGAGCCGGAATCAGGAGGAACAGATCTATCAGCTTTCTGTGAAGGTGAAGAAGCTGGAACGCGGTGAAGGAGAGTAAGCGGCTCAATGTTAGACTTCTTGATGATTGCAACGCGCAGCGGTAAACGCGGTATCATCGAGATCTATCCCAAGTTTATCATCAAGAAAAGCAACGACCTCATGATAAGAGGCGGCGATTTCTATGCCATTTGGATTGAGGAACGGGGATTATGGTCGACTGATGAACAGGATGCGGTCGACTTGATCGACCGTGAACTGGACCGTTACGCCGAAGAAAACCGCAAGCGTTTTGATGACAACATTCGCGTTCTGCACATGTGGGACGCTGAGACCGGCATGATCGACACCTGGCATCGCTACTGCCAAAAGCAGATGAAAGACCAGTTCCATATGCTCGACGAGAAGTTGATCTTTGCCAACACCAAGACCGGTAAGCGAGACTATGCCAGCAAATCTCTGGATTATCCTTTGGAAAAAGGGGATACGCCGGCGTGGGATCGTCTTATCGGTACTTTATATTCTCCCGAGGAGCGTCACAAGATTGAATGGTGCATCGGAGCCATCGTCACCGGAGATTCCAAACGACTGCAAAAGTTTATGGTGTTTTACGGAGCGGTTGGGACGGGTAAGAGTACCATCATCAACGTGATACAGCAGCTCTTTGAGGGATACTACACCAGCTTTAATGCCAAGGATCTCGGGTCTTCCAGTAATGCATTCGCACTGGAGGCATTCCGTTCCAATCCGTTGGTGGCGATTCAGCATGACGGCGATCTTTCACGCATTGAGGATAACACCCGCATCAACAGCTTGGTGTCCCATGAGATGATGACCGTCAACGAGAAGTTCCGATCTGCTTACTCCAACCGGTTTAAGGCGTTCCTTATCATGGGCACCAATAAGCCTGTGAAGATTACGGACGCTAAATCCGGTATTATCCGCAGACTGATTGATGTGTCGCCAACTGGCAACAAAGTGCCGCCCAACGAGTATCGAACTCTCACCAAGCAAATTCCCTTCGAGCTCGGCGGCATCGCCTATCACTGCCAGGAAGTATATTTGGAAGATCCGGATTACTATGACGATTACATCCCCATCTCAATGCTCGGGGCCTCAAACGACTTCTACAACTTTGTCGTGGATTCTTACCATGTGTTCAAGCGGGAGGACGGCGTTTCTCTGAAGTCTGCTTGGGAGATGTATAAGACCTATTGCGATGACGCGAAGGTTTTGTATCCCTTGTCCAGAATGATATTTAAGGAGGAGTTGCGAAACTACTTCCGGGAGTATGAGGAACGATTCAACATGGACGATGGAACTCGTGTGAGAAGCTACTATCACGGGTTTCGGACGGAGAAGTTTGAAGAACAGACCCCCGATGAAAAGGAGGAACCGAAGAAAAAGTCAACCCCGCAGCCTACGATTGCCTTTGCAGAGGGGCAGTCGTCCATTTTTGATGCCCAGTGTGCAAATTGTCCGGCGCAATATGCGGGCGAAGAAGGCACACCGCAAAGGAAATGGGAGCGGGTTCGCTCTAAACTCTCCTCGTTGGACACTTCCCGGCTCCATTATGTGAAACTTCCGGAGAATCACATCGTCATCGACTTTGATATTCCGGATGAACAGGGTAATAAGTCCTTTGAGCGGAATTTGGTCGAGGCCAGTAAGTGGCCAGCGACCTATGCAGAGGTGAGTAAAAGCGGCTGCGGAATTCATCTGCACTACATCTATTCCGGAGATGCGACGAAGCTCAGCCGGATCTATGATGACCACATCGAGATCAAGGTCTTCACTGGCAACAGCTCACTGCGCCGGAAGCTTTCAAAATGCAACAACCTACCTATCGCTACGATAAGCTCTGGGTTACCGTTGAAAGGAGAAAACAGCGTGGTAAACACCAAAGTGGTTCAAAGCGAGAAAGGGCTTAGACTCCAGATCAAACGCAATCTCAACAAGGAGATCCATCCGGCTACTAAGCCCAGCATCGACTTTATCCATAAAATTTTGACGGATGCGTATGAAAGCGGCATGACCTACGATGTGACCGACATGCGTAACGCCGTCCTGGCCTTTGCGGCCAACAGTACCAACCAAGCGGAATACTGCATCAAGTTGGTGAACAAGATGCCGTTCAAATCCGCCGAAGACGGGTCGGCAGTGAAAAACGACGATGCGAAATTGGTGTTCTACGACGTGGAGGTATTCCCGAACCTCTTCCTGGTGAACTGGAAGATCGAGGGCCCCAACCAAACCGTCGTGAGGATGATTAACCCGAAGCCCCAGGAGATCGAGGAGCTGATGAAGTTCCGCCTCGTCGGGTTCAACTGCCGCCGGTACGACAATCATATCCTCTACGCCCGTCTGATGGGCTACACGGAGGAACAGCTGTACAATCTGTCCCAAAAGATCATCAGCAGTGAGAAGAAGGCCAAAAGTAACAACTGCTTCTTTGGGGAGGCGTATAACGTCTCTTATACGGACGTATACGACTTCTGCTCCAAAAAGCAAAGCCTGAAGAAGTGGGAAATCGAGCTTGGGCTTCACCATCAGGAGTTAGGGCTTCCCTGGGATCAGCCGGTTCCCGAACACCTTTGGCAGAAGGTCGCGGAGTATTGCGACAACGATGTTATTGCAACTGAGGCCGTGTTCAATGCCCGCAAGGCCGACTTTGTTGCCCGTGAGATTCTGGCCGACGTGGCCGGCATGACGGTAAACGACACCACCAACACCTTGACCACCAAAATTATATTTGGCGGGAACAAGAAACCCCAGGATCAGTTCAACTACCGCGATATGGGGGATACAACTCAGATTTACGATCCCGACCGGGATCTGCCGTTTGAGATGGGCCCGAAGGAATTCGACGAGTTCACAGCCTTTGACAAGAAGGGCCGTCCCATCTTCCCTGGGTACAAGTTCGAGAATGGGAAGTCCATCTATCGTGGCGAGGAAGTTGGCGAGGGCGGTTATGTCTACGCCGAGCCGGGAATGTACGGGAACATTGCTCTGCTGGACATCGCCAGTATGCATCCGTCGAGCATCATCGCGGAGATCCTGTTTGGACCCGAATACACGAAACGGTTCCAGGAGATCCGTGACGCTCGTGTGGCCATCAAACACAAAGACTTTGAGAAGGCCAAGAAGATGCTGAATGGCGCGTTGGCAAAGTACCTAACCGATGAGGGCGCTGCTGCCGACTTGGCACAGGCGCTGAAGATCGCCATCAACTCTGTGTATGGTCTGACTTCGGCCGGCTTTGACAACCCCTTCCGGGACAATCGGAACAAAGACAATATTGTCGCCAAGCGCGGAGCCCTGTTCATGGTCAACCTCAAACACGAGGTTCAGAAACGGGGCTTTACTGTTGCCCATATCAAGACCGACTCCATCAAGATTCCCGATGCCACGCCGGAGATCATTAAGTTCGTCATGGACTACGGCGAGAAGTACGGCTACACCTTTGAACATGAGGCCACCTATGACCGGATGTGCCTTGTGAACAACGCGGTCTACATCGCCAAGTACAAGGACAGCAAGCACGCCGGTGAATGGACTGCCACGGGCACGCAGTTCCAGATCCCGTATGTGTTCAAGAAACTGTTCAGCCACGAGGAGATCACTTTCGAGGACATGTGCGAGACCAAGTCTGTAACCAGTGCTCTTTATCTGGACATGAATGAAAATCTGCCCAATGTTTCCGAATACGAAAAAGAGTATAAGGAACTCGCCGGATATTTGTCCACAACTTCTGGAGATGGTGGTCAATATGTCAGATTCGATGAGCTTGAGAAGCTTATTGGGCGGGGGCATAACTATGTCTTCGTGGGAAAGGTTGGTCAGTTCTGTCCGATGAAACCGGGCCACAATGGCGGTCTGCTCTTAAGAGAGGTAACTGACAAGAAAACCGGCGCAAAGAGCTATGCCGCGGCCACGGGGGCCAAAGGGTATCGTTGGCTGGAATCCGAGATGGTCAAGCATCTGGAGAAGGAGGATGGCATCGACCGGAGCTACTACGACGCTATGGTTGATGAGGCGGTCCATGATATTTCTCAGTTCGGAGATTTTGAATGGTTCGTATCTGACGATCCCTACGTCCAGCCCAACCCCTCGAACGATACCCCGCCTTGGGAGACGCCCGGTGAGCCTTGGCAGGGGGAAGCGGCTGTGGCTTTCGATGCGAGGTGAAACAACGATGGCTGATTTTACTCATTGTGATAGCGAATTTGTCGAAGTTGGTGAGGATCTTGATATGACGAACTTCGGTGCCGTAAAAACCTTGCCGCTCTCCCCCATCAAATATGTTCCTCCGGATATTACCCGAGAACTTTCTATGTTGGAGCAATATGCTCAGAAAGGAGAAAAGATGGTAAAAGTAGGAACGAAGGTTATCTTCAACGGCAGTAAAACCATCATCCTCTGGAGTGACGGCACAAAGACTATTGCCACCTGTGGCGAGGGCGATAGCTTTGATCCCTATACCGGCTTCTGTGCTGCCGTTGTGAAGCGGGTCTTTGGCTCTACTGGCACTGCAAAGCGTGCCTTGAAAAAGGCGAACAACGTGAAAGAAGAGGATGCCTAACAGGTGTCCTCTTTTATATTTTTGAAAGGAGAAAAACTCATGAGCAAGTTTGTTCAGTTCTTCGCGAAAGGCATCATCTACGACCGGGATAAGAAGGGCCGTCCCTGCGGCATCAAGGAGAGCCGCAAAAAAGGGGGCGTAACTCTCGGTAACGCCGACCTGATGGGCAAGGTGTTTATGCAGTGCCCGGATCTGCTTCCGTGCGACTGGGTGGAGGTCGAAACCTGTCCCATCGGGTAAACAATCACTTACCTGCCAATCCAACAAACAGAAAGGAGACCTGACTTATGGCTAACCCCAGGGTCACTGAAAACCTCAAAATCGAAAACGCTCACATCCTGTTCCGGAACTTCTCCGGCCGGGAGAGCAAGTACAACCGCGCCGGTCAGCGCAACTTCTGCGTCTACATCGACGATCCGGCGGATGCACAGCGGCTCATCGATGACGGCTGGAACGTCCGTGTTCGGCCGCCGCGTGAGGAAGGGGACGAGCCGCGCTACTACATCCAGGTGGCCGTCAGCTTCAGCAACATCCCGCCCTCTGTCTATATGCTCACCAAGCGGAAGAGGGTGCAGCTGGACGAGGAGTCCATCGACGTCCTGGATATCGCCGAGATCCGCAGCATCGATCTAACTATCCGTCCCTATAACTGGGTTATCCAGGAGGGTACCAAGAACGAGAAGAGCGGCGTCAAGGCCTACCTGCGTTCCATGTACGTCGTCATCGACGAGGATGAGTTCGCTGAGAAGTACGCTGGCGACGAGTATCCCCAGGAGTAAGGCATGTGCAGGGGCGCTGGTTAGGAGGTGACTGGCGCTCCTGTTCTTTGCTTTGATATTTGAAAGGGGGAGGATTTGGTGTCTATGGACTATTCCTACTACAACCAAGCCTTCGTTGATGGCTTGAAAGCATTTTTGGATTACACCGCTCCCGATTCATTACGCAATAATGTAAAAGAGGGGCTCGTTGTACGACGGCGTTTGCAAAAGCAAGATTTTGAAAAGCGCTGCATTCAAAGATGGGCTATATCTCAGTTGGCCGAGTCAATTATCAACAATCCGAGTGATCCCATTGAGGACACGACCTACAAACTGGCATTAAAGCTGCTAAGTTTTGCAGTTGACTCTACTAATCCAAATGTAAGGAACGTGTTTTCAATTGCTGCGGCTTTTATTGAAGACGAGGTCATAAATCCCTTCCGAGAAAAAGCCGGAATATACCCATAACTGTTTTCGCAAAGGAGAAAAAGATGCAAAATAAGAAATCTCCGCGAAATTCTGGCAAAGTAATCCTGAAAAAAGAGGAGTGCTATTGCAACCTTGCCGAGTTATATGACGCCATTGCGATAAAATTGGGCCACAACCCCGCATTGGTTGCTTATGACTGCCGCAAGATATGCGTGACAACTCCTGTGATGGAGGAAGTATTTTCGTATTACAAAGCCAGATACCGCGTAACAAGGGCAGCATTTAATCAGCTTTGGCTCAATTTAGGCCCTAAAGCTAATCTCGTCGGGAGTGACTATATCGCTCAAATTGAAAGCGGATTCTTTTTGGAGGTCAGGCCATGAAAAAGTCTTTCTGGCGGCATTTTCGACTTCCAAGAAAACGTAAGCCAAAACCCGTAGAGTTGGTAGTTTACAAGCCGCCCCAAAAGCATATGACCGAGCCTGACCGTTGGATACCGCCGTTTGCGACCAAGAAAGAAGAACCCCTCAAGGTTGACAAACAGGATTTGATTGTTGTAAATGAATCGCCTGAGTTCGATCTTGGCAGAGTTACGGCGACAGTTGGTGTCCTGTTGCAGGCGAGAATGGACTACAACTTTCAAGCTTTCGTTGATGAATGCCTCGAACGCTACAAACACTCTGATTGGGGCGGTGTAAACGAAAAGGAAAGACGATTGAACGACCTCAGGCTCTCAGCTCAGACAGGCGCCATTTATGGCATTTATACCTATCTTGGTTCCGGGGAACAAATCTGGATCGCCACTGATTTAGATCAAGGCATCACAAAGATTTGTCTGTCCGAAGAACGCTGAAAGAGGTGGTGTCATGAGTTCATTCTGGCAAAAATCGCCTAAGAAAAGCAAGAAGAAAAAGCGAAAACCAAAGGCTGCACCGCAAGAAAAAGCTTTACAGACGATTCCTAAAGCAAAGCCCACGCCTTGGGTTCCTCCGCATCCCATAATACCAAGCACCCCAACCATTGAGGGTAGATTCATCGCAAAGCCCTCAGTAACCCATCAAGTGCCGACCATCCCGGAAGTCAAAGAGAAGATCCCGATTACAACTTCGCATCCTAAGCAGAAAAACATTCGTCGCAAAAGCGAACAAGTACGGAAAGATTTCCTGAAAACGTTTGAAGCTTTAACCCATCGTTGGCGCTCCTGGGATATTTGGACCGATTTCGTCACCCTTGTCGCTTGCACTATCTCAAACTCGGTGGACAAGCTCCACTTTGAAGGGCGAGAAAAGACCTACCTTCGCATCATCAATAAGTACAACAAGGAGGAGCGAGAGCTTTTTCCAAAGCTATTTGCCTATGTGGTCCTCGCATTGGAGGAGAATCCTGAGCAGGACTTCCTTGGTGATATTTACACGGAGCTTGGACTGAACAGTAAAGAACACAAGCAAATATTTACACCCTATCACATTTGTCAGTTGATGTGCGAGGTAACCTTTGGGAACCTTGCAGAAGAGGTTGATAAAAAGGGCGTCGTTGAAATTCACGACTGCTGCTGTGGAGCTGGAGCGACCCTGATTGCAGCGGCAAACGTGGCGAAGTACAAGCTCACAAAAGCCGGCCTCAACTATCAGAATCATATTTTAATCACAGGCCAGGATATCGATTATCTCGTAACTATGATGTGCTACATTCAGCTCTCATTGCTCGGGATGGCTGGATATTTCAAAGTCGGTAATGCCCTAACCGATCCGATGACGGATAATGATAGTTTGGAAAACTATTGGTTCACACCGATGTACTTCTTCCCTGTTTGGCATTATCGAAGAATCTGGCACAGTATCGGCGAACTCTTGGGAGGCGAACCAAATGCAGAAGTTCACGAAAATTGAAATTTCCTGGATCATCATTGAGCTCGACAAGGCGGCTGCCGAATTGAACCGCCTCGCAAATGAGCCGAACGACAGAGATTTCTCCAAAATGTATCGGCTCCGTTCTGAGCAATATGCCGACATTTCTCGGCGTCTTCGCTTGGCTCTCAAAAAGGGCAGTAAGCGAATCGAAATCAAGTAAGTCACAGAATCGAGCAGCTAATCATGGCTGCTTATATTTTTGAAAGGAGAAAAATGAACAATGAGCACTAATCATAAGCCTTCCCTTGAGGTCATCGAGCAGGGGTTGAAGGACGAGAGCTGGCGTGTGCGGGCTGCGGCCATGAACGCCTGCCAGGGCCGGGAGGTGCCCTTGAGGTCATCGAGCGGTGGTTGAAGGACGAGAGCTGGCGTGTGCGGGCTGCGGCCATGAACGCCTGCAAAGCCAACAACATCCCCGTTCCGGTTATCCGGACGATTGAGCCGCCCGAACTGGTCTATAAGAAGTGCGTAGGCGGCATCATCGTTGTCGCTTCCATCCCCAAGGACGCACAGATCCGCGGCAACTTCAACCACAAGTGCCGCGCCAGCAAGGCCGTTATCAAGGAGATCATCGGCGACCTCTGTGGGGAGCAGGTCGGTATTTCCAAGTATGACCTGAGAACCCTCTACTACGCCGGCGACGAGGTTGAGATCGACAACTTCGACTACAGCAATGAGGAGTGCTCCACCGGCTTCCACTTCTTCTGCACAATCGAAGAAGCCCGGCGATACTAAGCACTGGAGGGGATTAATATTTTAAGTCAGGCACTATTCTCTACGGGAAAGAATGATTGGGCAACGCCACAGGAGCTCTTTGATGAGCTTGATGCTGAGTTCCATTTCACGCTCGATCCCTGCGCTACTCCGGAAACGGCTAAGTGCGCTAAATTCTACACGGAAGAAGACAACGGACTTGCCCAGGATTGGACTGGAGAGACGGTGTTCTGCAATCCTCCCTACTCTGACCAGCAACAGACCGAATGGGTCAAAAAGTGCTATGAACATGGAGTTCGGGGGGGGGGTAGCAGTTATGCTGATTCCGGCCAGAACCGATACGAAGCGTTTCCACGAGTACATTTATGGGAACGCGGAAATACGGTTTATCAAAGGCCGGTTGAAATTTGGCGGGTGTGAAAACTCTGCACCCTTCCCCTCCATGATTGTTGTATTCGGAAAAGAACCTGCTGAAAGGAGGCCGCGGCCAATGGGACGCATAAATCTCCGTGATTATCAGCTCGATGCTATCAAGCGGATGAAAAATGGCTGCATCCTATGTGGCGGCGTCGGAAGCGGCAAATCACGCACATCTCTCGCATACTACTACAAACTACAAGGCGGCGATCTTCTCACTCCAGACGAGGTCGCCATGAAGAACCCGAAAGACCTATACATCATTACTACCGCCCGGAAACGGGATACCTGCGAGTGGGAGGGGGAACTGGCTCCGTTCCTCCTCTCTACTCATAAGGACAGCAACTACTACAAGAATACTGTGGTTGTGGATTCCTGGAACAACATCGGAAAGTATACGGAAGTTAAAAACGCCTTCTTTATATTTGACGAGCAGCGGGTGGTTGGCTATGGAGCCTGGACAAAAGCATTTCTCAAAATCGCCGAGGCAAATAATTGGATTTTGCTGTCGGCAACACCTGGAGACACATGGCAGGACTACATTCCTGTCTTCATTGCCAATGGGTTTTACCGCAACAAGACAGACTTTGTTGACCAGCATGTGAACTATGACTGGCGGGCAAAGTATCCCAAAATTGACAGCTATCGCAACACAGGCCGCCTGATCCGGTTACGCAACAACATTCTTGTGACCATGGACTTCGAGCGGCATACGGTATCTCGCCATGAGGACATCCCGGTTCCGTATGATATTTCCAAGTATAAGGACATTATGCGAAATCGCTGGAATCCATGGGAGGACAAGCCGATCGAAACGGCTTCGGAACTGTGTCTGGCTTTGCGTCGGACGGTTAATTCAGATGTATCCAGGGAAGTCGCAGTGCTGGAGCTTATGGAAGACCATCCCAAGGCCATCATCTTCTACAGCTTTGACTATGAGCTGGATATTCTTCGCTCTCTCGGATATCCGGAGGGAACAGAAATTGCAGAATGGAATGGCCATAAGCACCAAGAGATTCCGACAGGGGACAAGTGGGTCTATCTGGTTCAGTATACGGCCGGTTGCGAAGGCTGGAACTGCATCACCACGGACACTATTATATTCTTCTCCCAGCAGTATTCCTACAAGGTGGCGACGCAGGCGGCCGGACGGATTGACCGGCTTACCACGCCGTACAAGGATCTGCACTACTACCATCTGAAGAGCTTCTCCGGGATTGACCTCGCTATCAGTAAGGCTATCAAGCAGAAGAAGAATTTCAACGAGGGCAAGTTTGTTGGCTGGGCCACCAAGCCAATGCCGAAAGCCGCATAATTTGCAAGTCCTATTACGGAGGAGATGCTACATAGCGTCTTCTTTTATATTTTTATGAAAGGAGGCGTACTGCCTTGCAACAAAAGTCTGACCTCGAAGTTAAAGCATTCTTTGAGACTTTGTCCAACACTGCGTCCATCAAGGCAAAAAAGCAGCTCCTCGCTGAGAAGCGAGATGACCGAAACGTCAAGAAGTTTCTGGACTATCTGCTGAACCCCTTCTTCGTCACTGGGATTTCTGAGAAGAAAATCGGCAGGCCGGTGGTGAAAGAGCCAACTATCTCCTTCAGCTCATTCCATGACCTGATGCCCTACATCCGGGAAAATCACACCGGTGCGGACGAGGTGTTGGCAAATGTTCAGACTTTTCTGGTTGGAGTGGACGACATTGCTTTGCGGCTCTTTTACATCGGCATCATCACAAAATCCATCCGTATTGGCTGCGATGTCAAGACTGTAAATGAGGGGCTCGGCTTTGAGCTCATTCCTCAGTGGGAAGTACAGCAGGCCTATCAGATTGGCAAACTGAAAATGAACGAGAACGAGTGGTTCAGTTTAAGCCAAAAGCTTAATGGCGTTCGCGGCACTTACTTCGATGGGAAACTCATCAGCCGGCAGGGCAAAGAGTTTAATGGTTTGGAGCACATCTTGGCCGACATTCAAAAACTTATCCCGGACTGTGAGGACTGGGTGCTTGATGGGGAGCTGATCCGAAAGAACATCGACCATGTTTCTGACAATGAGAACTTCCGGCTGACGGCCGGGATCATCAATCAAGATGATGGCGATAAGAGTTTGATCCAAATGGTGATCTTTGATATTTTGCCGAAGACCGAATTCCTTTGCGGCGAAAGCAAGCTGAGATATCGGGATCGCCTGGAGCACCTGAGAAAGCTGGAACGGCTAATCCAGAGGTTGAGTCTGTCAAGCCTTTCGATAGTTGACATCCTTTACACTGGCAGGGACGTGTCCATGATTAAGCCCTGCCTGAATCGGATGGTCTGTGAAGGCAAGGAGGGCCTCATACTGAACCGTAACTCCAAATACTTCAGGAGGCGGCATAACGGAATCCTGAAAGTGAAGCAGTTCTACACGGTGGACTTGGAGATTGTAGATCTCGAAGAAGGAACCGGACGGCTGAGCGGAACCTTGGGAGCGTTTGTTGTTCGTTACAAAGGGAATTTCCTTCGGGTTGGCTCCGGGATGACGGACGAACAGCGCAACACATTCTGGAACGAGGGGATCGCTTTGATCGGCCGGGTTATTGAGGTCAAGTACAAGGAGGAGAGCTATGATAGGCAGACGGGGCTTCCCAGCCTTCAGTTCCCGATTTTCATCCAACTTCGTGAGCTCGGTAAGCAGGAAAGCTATGACTGATATTTTGAAAGGACTGCAAAAATGAGCTGTTGGACTTATGTAACTGGCGTCATCGAAGTCGATACTTGTGGCCGAAGTGATGCCGAGGCTATGTATCTCGCCCAGACAGTTGTCAACCATCTTCCACGCATCAGCGGATCTGAAAGGAATGTGGAGTATTACCTGTCTCGGCCAAGCGGGTACTGCGTATCGTCTAATGTCGATGAGTTTGACCAACCCAGCAATCTCTATGATGACAGACATTTTCGTATGTTTACAACGCAGGATAGAATTCTGATTACGATTCATGGAAATCTCAGGGATCGTATGTTCAAACAAACCCTGTGTGAAACCACAAAAATGCTGGCAAGGCTCTCATCCAGACTATGGGTCTTGAACTGCCTTGTCCGGGTTAAGTCGGACATGGGCAAAACATTTATATTTGACAACCCGGAATGGGTTCGACACCGTGAAATTACGGATTGGGCTCCAAGACTTCTCTGGAAATTCAATGAAAGTGAGGAAAACTGAATAATGGAGGAACAGGAAAAGACCTCTTTGAGTGAAAATGTCCGAATTCAGCAATTCCGAAAACTGATGGACCCCGCATGGCATCTGTTTCCGGCATATCTCATTAACGATCTGAAAGCCAACGGCTTCTTCATCGCTCCGGCCAGTACCAAGTATCATGGAGCCTTTGAGGGCGGCCTGTTCGAGCACAGTCGGAATGTGACCCAGGTGCTTATCACCCTCACGGCGGACAACGGGCTGGTATGGCAGCGGCCCGAGTCTCCGTATATTATCGGGATGTTCCATGACCTGTGCAAGATTGACCTCTACCGGCATCCATACTCAGAGGTGGTTCTGCACACTTGGGACGCCAATGGTCACGAGACTATCCGCGAGAAGGATACGACTAAGTGGGAACATAACCCTGATATTCTGCTTAAGGGGCATGGCGATAAGTCCGTGATGCTGCTGTCTCAGTATTTGCAGCTCACATTAGAGGAGATCCTGTGCATCCGCTATCACAGGGGAGCCTTTGTCGATCAGAAAGAGTGGAACGACTATACTCGGGCTATCCACAGATTCGACACTGTCCTTTGGACGCATCACGCTGACATGATAGCCTCACATATCCTTGAGGATGTGAGGTGAAGAGAAGGCATGAGAGCAAGCTATTGCTTACCATCCGGAAACTACAATATTGTCCTCTCCAATGAAGAATTGCGTGAGCTTCTTGAGCGGGGACATGTGACTGCTCGTATGTCTCGAACTCCTTGCACAACAAGCAGAGCCATCTTTAATGATGAAAAGGGTAAAATGGAGATTCATGACAAGAAACACATTGATAACTGCTTGTTTTTTCACGCTAAGGAACCTGTCGCTGATATCGAAGCGGGCGACCACTATGTACAGTTCTTGTGTATCAACATTGAGAAACAGGAGGATAATAATGGCCCAGAAAAGAATTCGGATGGTACGGACGGACAGCCTGAATTGTAAAGTCCGACTCCTCTATGACGATGGCAGCCAGGGCGAGCTTGACATGACAAAGGCTAAGGCTTCTATGCTTGACGCCACAGTCTTGGTTGGGTTGACCCTCAAGCAGGCCAAAATGCGGCTCGGCATCAAAAGTTGACAGCATGGCCTAAACATTATATTCTGTTGAGGCAGGAGGTGAAAAAAATGTTAGGTGCAATAATCGGCGACATTGTTGGTTCCAGGTTCGAGCGAAAGAATTACAAAGCCACGGATTTTGAGCTCTTCACAGATGACTGTCATTTTACCGACGACACGGTTATGACCGTCGCAGTTGCCAAAGCACTTCTGGAAAGCGATGGCGATTGGGATGCACTGGATGCGAATGCTGTGAAGTACATGCAGAAGTTTGGAAAGAGATATCCGAACTGTGGGTATGGTCAGATGTTCTGGCTGTGGCTCCATAAAAGAAACCCCAAACCATACAATAGTCTCGGGAACGGCTCGGCCATGCGGGTAAGTCCGGTTGCCTATGCTGCTGAGACAATGCAGCAATGCCTCGATTTTTCAGCCGCTGTTACCAATGTCACCCATAATCACCCCCAAGGGGGACTGGGTGCTCAGGCTGCGGCAGCTGCTACATGGGCAGCACTTCACGGCTGGAAAAAGCAAAAGATTAAGGAGCTAATCCAAGATCAGTTTTATGACCTGAACTTCACAATTGATGAAATTCGGCCATACTATCGGTTCGACGCCACCTGCCCGGGGAGCGTCCCCCAAGCAATCAAAGCTTTCTTGGAATCTAAGGGATTTGAAGATGCAATACGGCTCGCTGTTTCTATTGGAGGTGATAGTGACACGATTGCCGCGATTACCGGCGGAATTGCCGGAGCTTACTATGGAATCCCGGACGATCTGATCGTTAAAGCCATGGAGTATCTTCCCGAGGATTTGAGCAATGTCGTAGCAGAATTCGGGCGGACATACTGCCTGAAATAAATTGACGAGGACTTCTCAGTTGAGAGGCCCTCGTTTTATATTTGAAAGGAGAAAAAGCAATGTTTACCGATTTCAAAAAGGCGATCCAGAACCATTTTGCTCAGATGAGCGAAACTGCCGACCATGTCTACGAGGTGGAAGTGGACAAGGACGAATTGTGGAACCTGTATCTGGACAGCTTCCCGGCCGGAACCAATGAGATCTATCGGGAGCGCCGCGAGTATGATTGCAGCTGCTGCCGACAGTTCATCCGGGCCATCGGCAATATGGTGTTCATCAAGGATGCCGTTGTCCATACCATCTGGGAGCTCACCGATCTCGGCACCACGTTCCAGCCCGTTGCCGATGCATTGGACGTCTACATCAAGGCCCACGCGGTTGCGGACATTTATATTTCCAAGTTCGCAAAGATCGGCACTGACAAGAACCACGAACAGCTCCCGAATGGCCGAGTGAAGACTTGGGAGCATTTCTATCTGGAGCTCCCCGCCAAGTTCGTCGATAAGAGCCAGCGTTCCATCGGCGATCTCAAAGGACCCTACCGCGACACCAAGAACGTCTTCAAGCGTTCTCTGGAAGAGATTACGGACGACGCCGTCGATACCGTACTGGAGCTGATCGGCCAAAAGTCCCTGTATAAGGGCGAGGAATGGCAGCACGCTTTGGAGGAGTTCAAGAAATACAAGGCCATGTATGCTGCCACGGCGGAAGAGCTCCGTGACAACTTCGCCTGGGAGCAGTCCATGAACGCCGGGATGGCTGTTGGTCGCATCCGTAACCACAGCATGGGCACTCTCCTGGTCAACATCAGCGAGGGGATGGAACTGGATGAGGCCGTTCGCAAATACGAGGCTATCGTGGCCCCGACGAACTACAAGCGGCCCAAGGCGATTTATACGAAGAAAATGCTGGAGAATGCGAAGCAGACAATTTCCGACCTTGGATATTTGCCTTCCCTGGGCCGGCGCTTTGCCACTCTGGACGATATTACGGTGAACAATATTCTGTTTGCCAACCGCAATGCGGCACAGCGCATTCAGACTGGGACTGATATTTTCAGCGAAATGGAGCGGGGCATCGCTCTTGACCCGAAGAAGTTCTCTCGGGTGCAGGAGATTTCGATTGAGGACTTCGTCAAGAATGTCCTCCCGACGGCCACTTCTGTGGAAGCCTTGCTGGAAAACCGGCACGCGGCCAATATGGTCTCGCTGATTGCGCCCACGGAGAAAGACAGTAAAACCATGTTCAAGTGGGCCAATGGTTTCAGCTGGGCGTATTCCGGCAACATCACCGACAGCGACATCCGCGAAAATGTGAAGATGGCCGGCGGTAAGGTGGATGGTGTTCTTCGTTTCTCCATTCAGTGGAACGACGAGGATTATTGTCCGAACGACTACGACGCCCATTGCAGGCTTCCCGATGGCCGGGAGATTTTCTTCAGTGAACGGCGAGATCGAGTGACACTCGGAGAGCTGGACATTGATATTATTAACCCGCAGAGAGGCATTCCCGCCGTTGAAAACATCGTATGGCCTTCCATGACCAACATGAAGAAAGGCACTTACCTGATGTACGTCCACTGCTACACCAACAGCGGCGGCCGGAGCGGCTTTAAGGCCGAAGTGGAGTTCGATGGAACGATCCACTCTTTCGAGTACAAGAAGGAGCTCCGGAGAGGCGAGGTTATTAAAGTCGCAGCGGTCACCTATGACCCGGCCACCGGCTTCTCCATCCAGGATCTGATTCCTTCTTCTGTATCAGCCCGGGATATTTGGGGCCTCAAGAGCAACCAGTTCATTCCGGTATCTGTCGTCATGTACTCCCCCAACTATTGGGACGAGCAGAACGGCATCGGGCACAGGCACTACTTCTTCATGCTTAAGAATTGCGTCAACCCCGAGCGGCCCAACGGCTTCTATAACGAGTTCCTGAAGCCGGAGCTGGAGCAGCATCGTCGTGTCTTTGAGGCTCTTGGAAGCAAGGCGGCGGTTCAGGACGTGGAGGATCAGCTCTCTGGGCTGGGCTTCTCCGCTACGAAGCGGAACAATCTGCTGGTCAAGGTGAAAGGCGCCACCGAGCGCATTCTCAAAATCACATTTTAAGGAGGACGTGTAAAATGGAAGCTAACAAAATGTTTGAGGTTGCGGTTCGCAACAAGTTCCGGTATCCCTACAAGGGCGTCATCGCCACCGAGGACCTCTGGGATCTGTCTGTCCAGCAGTTGGACGGCATCTTCAAGACGCTTAAGTCCCAGGAGAAGAAGGCGCAGGAGGAGAGCCTTCTGGATACCCGCACTCCGGAGGACGAGATCCTGACGGCTAAGATCGAGATCATCAAGCACATCGTCAACACCAAGCTGGAGGAGGCCCAGAAGGCTGAGCACGCCAAGGAGCTTCGTGACCAGAAGCAGAAGATTCTCAACATCCTCGCCGACAAGCAGGATGAGGACCTGCGCAGCAAATCTCCCGAAGAGCTCAAGGCCATGCTGGAGCAGCTCGGCTAACACCGCCGATTATAGGAGGGCCTGCGAAAACGTGGGCTCTCCTAAATTATATTTTTGGAAAAGGAGAAAAGTTCCATGCTCGATATTAAAGGATTGGACAAAGCTGAGGTTTTGAAAGCTTTGTATGATAGCTCCCATGTTCAGGGAATGGGTTTCCTTCAGACTGCTCCGGAAGGAACAGTTACTGTACAGCACTGCCGCGAGCTGCTTAAGCATGGCACCTACTTCGACTACTTGTACGGACGGATTCTCAAGGTTGACCTCTCCGGCGATGAGTTCGACGAGCGGCTCTATGAGCGTGATAATGGCCGTGATTCGGCTGCGATGGCAATGATTCCTTTGTGGGGCAAGCGGAAGGAGAATGCCAAATGAACATTTTGGTAGGAGGACGCCAGCAGGGAAAGACAACGCGTTTGATTCAAATGTCAGCGGCCGGGAAAGGCACTATTGTGACTCCGACGGAGCAGAGCGCAAAGTGCATCAAGGATCAGGCCAAGGCGATGAAGCTGGATATTCCGGAACCTATTGGTTGGAGATCATTTGTCCGCTCCAACATTGGGCGAAGCGGGCCCTATCTTCTCGATGAGCTTGGCGGGGTTCTCACGGGCCTCAGCATCAAAACGGCCACTCTCGATGATGGATGCATTATTGAGAATCTGTCCGGAAGCCCGCTTCACTACGGCGATGAGCTGACTGAAAAGATCCGGAAAAACACGAAGGACTTTAGCAAGCTTTCCGACTTTGACAAGTTTGTCCTCGATAACGGGTATCGGTATGAAACTCGGGAGGCACTGCAAGCTGGATATGACCGGCACTGGAAAGCGGCCCATGATATTTTAGTGACCATGGAGGAGTTCCTCGCTGAGGCTGAAAAGAAACCGAGTGATCCGGCCGCCGATACATATGAGGCCCTTGCTGGCCTGGTTGAAGCAAAGAAGCTCCGTCCCGGAGAAGTTTTCGGTTATGCGCACTTACACTGGTGTCTCGATGCTCCGGAGGCGATTGTCGCCTGGCAAACCGGACGAGACAAATGGACTGTGAACAACTGCGATACCGAAATAACCGAAGAGGCTGCACGCATTAAAGTCTGTGAGGAGTGGGGCTTCGAGACGGGCCGTCTTCATATTATCGGCACTCCCTACTATGATGCAACCGATTACCAGTTCATTCGCTTCAACTGCGCCCATATGGCTTGGCTCTGGCAGAACGGCAACCTACTCCAGGTGTATTGCTAAGGAGGGCATAACATTGTTCGGATGGAAAAAGGCCTCTGAAAGCAAAAGTGTTCAGAAATTCGTTGATATTTTGTATCAATTTGAACGAGAGAACCCCGATGAGCTGTTTCCGCCAGAGACAAATCCGCAGTTAGTCGTAGACTGCCTTTGCGATGTATTTCTGGGTACAGATTGGCAAATTGCCATGCCGGTTAATATGAAGCAGGCCAACACTATCATTCTCGATAAAATTCTCCGGATGCACAGCAAAGAGTTCCGAAAACTGGTAAAAGAGAAACAGAAGGAGTGGAAAGCTTCACAATGAAATACTTCCTCCTCATTATTGGGATTATCGTTCTGACTCTGAACGCATGGTTTATGAAGAAAGAATACGATAAGCAAACCTGGTGGGGGGGGGTTGTCTACTGGGGATTTTGGACACTCATAATATTCATGGCTCTTCGCTGAGCCCCAAAAAAAGGAGAAAAATCTATGGAACTGAAACAATTCTGCAAGGAAAACAACATTCCGCTGGAAAAGCTGGGTGACATCGGTGAGGTGAGCGACGGCTTTCACACCTTCAACTCCCTCTACCACCAGCGGCTGATTCTGTCTGCCGTCCTGGTCAACGCCTTCCCGCATCTAGCTTGGAAGTCCCACAAGCACCATGATGGTGAGCCCCCGTTCGGTGGCGGCTGGTTTATCGTCGGTATCAATGCGCCGGAGGGCCAGTACACCTACCACTACGAGGACAAGAACTGGGATATTTTCCGCTGCGAGGAGCTGGAGAAGGCTCCCAAGTTTGATGGGCATACAGATAAGGATGTCGAGCGGTTACTGTCCCTGGTACCCGATCCCGAAAAGGATACGATGTCCAGCTGGGCCCACCATGAAGTCGAACTGGCTATTCAGGCCGAGAAGGAAGCCTGCAAGGGTACGGATGACTGGAAGTACGGGGCCGGCTGTTACGAGAGTGCACTGCGGGCTTTCCAGTGTCTCGCCCGTGACAACGATGATGATATCAGCATCCAGATGACCAAGAGCATTCTCAACCGTCTGGTTGATGGTCGGACGCTTACTCCCATTGAGGACACGCCCGATATTTGGTCTGATATTTCGGAGGTCTTCTCCAAGGGGGAGAAGAGCAAGCAATACCAGTGTAAGCGGATGTCCTCTCTGTTCAAGAAGATTGCCGAAGACGGCACCGTATCCTTCAGTGACACCAATCGCGTCTCCTGCGTCAACATTGAGAACCCCGATGCATCTTTCATCAAAGGCTTTGCTACCCGGATGATCGAAAGCATCTTCCCCATCAAGATGCCGTATCTCCCTTCCGGCAAGAAGTTCAAAGTCGTGCAGGATGAGTTCCTGGTCGATCCCAAGAACGGCGACTACGACACTGTCGGTTATCTCCATATCCTGACGCCGGATGGTAAGAAGGTGGAACTGAACCGCTTCTTCAAGGAAGTTGACGGTCAGATGGTTCAGATCGAGAAGGCCGAGTTCGATGAGCGGAAGACAAAGAAGGTGGATAAAAAATGAAGGTGTTGGACAGCGAAAAGACTATCACTCTTCTGGAAAAAGCGAAAAAACTTCTCCCAGGGAGTAATGGCATACTTCCTCAGAAATACCTTTCCAAAGATAGTATGGATACAATTATTCAAGGTCTACGCGCGAATACCGTGAACCTTGATATTTTGGTCAACATGATTGGCTTGGCAGGTAAAAAGAAAGATTCCGATACCCTTCTGACTGGTTTTGACCACACGCATGGCGACATTGCCGTTCTTATCATCGGGCGCAAAGAAGCCAATGGCAAAGTCCAAATCATCAATCAGTTCCAAGGCAAGGAGGCCGAGGAGTTGTATGAAAGGTTGGTGGAGAAGAAATGAGCTTTATTGACCGTGAGAAGCTCATTCAAGAGGCCGAGACATGCCGTGAAACGACAGATGCATTTGTGTCTCTTATTCAAAGCCAACCGAATGTCGCAATCCATATCAACTTGAATGACGCAGTAAAGTTCAAGCTTACCGACTACGGAAAAAGATATTTTCTATCATCGGTTTGACAAAGTCAATGCAAAAATTCGCAAACGTGGCGGTAAACTCATCGAGCCGGATATGCCAAAGGTCGATTCGGATGGCTATACCTGTATGCAACTCTGGCAGTTTATGGAACTATTTGGGCCTCGCACTGGTATGGCGATGAAAAACTACATCGAATCTCTTGAAATCGTTTACGGAGGTTGAGCCAATGATATTTACAAGTTACTTCGCTAAGCTGAGTAAACTTCCTTCGGATGTTGTCCTATCTCTATCTGTGGCAAAGCGCCTGACTGGTACACGGGGTTACAGTATAAAAAGCTGGCCCCGAAGTACCAGTTTTTCATGGAGTGGAAACGGACGCATGACAACGCTTACTATATCGAGCACTTCGAGCGGGAAGTGTTGGACAAGTTGGATGCTAATACGGTGTTTGCGGAACTTTCCGCACTGTCTGGCGGTCAAACCTTTGCTCTGATCTGCTACGAACGGCCAAACGACTTCTGTCACCGGCATCTCGTGGCTGAATGGTTCTGTAAGAACGGCTACCGCTGCGAAGAAATTGATATTTGAAAAGGAGAAAAAACATGGACCTTAAAAGATTCGACAGCAGTGAAGGCAATGTTTGTAAGTATGTCTTCACGAAAGCTGACATGGTTGCCGAAGCGGTTCTGTACCGCTACGAGGACTTCTACCAGCGCACAGTCATTTGCTGCTCCACCATGAGCGGCTGTCCGGTCGGATGCAAGTTCTGTGGCACCGGAAACAAGTTTGTGCGGAACCTGACCTCTGCCGAGATCGTTGAGCAGATTCAGGCGGTGCTTCGGGATAAGAGCATTGAGGATGTGGATAAGGTTGGTAAACGATTCCAGATCATGTTCATGAGCATGGGTGAACCGCTCTTGAACTGGGATCAGGTAGAGAGCGCAATCAATACGCTCCATGACCTCTATCCGAATGCGGAGCTTTTATTGTCCACCATCGCTCCCAACAACCATGACGCGTGGGATCGGCTGATTCAGCTCTCCAAGAAAATTCCCAAGGTTGGGTTGCAGTTTTCTATTCATAAGTCCACCGATGCCGTCCGTGATATTCTGATTCCTTACAAGGAGAAGCTGCCCCTCAAGGAAATCCGGGACATCGGCATTGTTTGGTGGCGAGAGACCGGCAGACATCCCTATCTGAACTACTGTATCGACGGCACCAACAATACGGCTGAAGACGCTGAGCGGCTGATGGCTCTCTTCTCTCCGGTCGTGTTCAATTTCACTTTCAGCGTCGTATGCTCCGCAAATGAGAGCATGAAAGACGCCGGCTTCCGTGAATTGGATACGGTGCGACTTTTTGAGCAAAAGTTTGGCTCTAACGGCTACAACACCCGGATATTTAATCCGGATGGCCAAGACGACATCGGCGGAGGTTGTGGTCAACTCTGGTACGTTCAGAAATGGATGAAAGAAAGGAGTGCTTCCAAGTGAATAAAAAACTGCTTGCGGCCATCCTCGCTCTGGGGATGGCTCTTTCTCTGGCTGGGTGCGGAAACCGCCAGATGATTGACCTCACCTACACCTACAAGTACGCCATCATCAGCCTGCCCAACGGGGAAATCGTCGAGGGCAAGGTTGATTCCTGGAAGGACTTTGAGGATGGAGACCAGCTCCAGATCACCGTTGACGGTGTGACCTATCTTGTCCATGCTACGGACGCCGTCTTGATAACGGAGGAGAGGTAACTATGAACATGACCATCGAATGGGGTACCAGACTCTGTACTGTTAAAGGCGAGTCTGGATATTTTCACACCTGGGAGCACTACTCAAAGCCACTCTCGGCAAGTCCACTCGTTGGCGGAGAACCTGCTGGAGTGTTTAGCCAGGTCTTCGGAATCGTGGAGTTCAAGGATGGCATCCGGCGAGTAGACCCGACTACCATCGTATTCTGTGATGAAGAAAACGCGGCGCTCAAAGTATTTGAAGAAAAGGAGAAAACGCATGATTCTGATTGAGAATGCCCAGATCATGGGCTTGGAACCCACTATCCGCGGAATGCGGAATCCGATGAACAGCTGGGCCAAGAGCGACAGCGGGCCTTGCCTTACTCACGGTCCTGACCACTGCAAGGACTGCCCTTACCCCGAAGGGTCTTGCTCTGCTAATGTAGAGGATCTCAGCAATTATATTATCATCGGCCCCAACGACCTTGACCTGATGCTGCGGCTGGCCAGGGCCGGCTCGGTGGACGGCAAGTTCCGCCGGATGATTGTGGTGTACGTCGATATCACCGCTCCGCTCTACTGGTGGAAGGAGTTCGATACCTATAAAGTGGGTACGGTCGCCAACTCCTGCTCTACCATGCACAAGATTCACGCCAAGGAGTTCACGCTGGAGGATTTCAGCCATGAGCATCTTGTAAAGCGTTCCTTACGAAAACTCACAGAAAAAATCGAAGAATTAAACTTCTGGCGGAACATTTACTTAAATGGTGGGGAAGTTGATAACGAAGATGGAACAATCCGGATATTCGCGCCCAAGGAAAAAGACGCTTGGTGGCAAATGATTCAGCTCCTCCCCTCCAGCTACAACCAGAAGCGGACGGTCATGCTGAACTACGAGGTCCTGTCCAACATCTACCAGCACCGGCGTAACCACAAGCTGGACGAGTGGCGGGAGCTCTGCAAGTGGATCGAGGAGCTGCCGTACAGCGAGGTCATCACCTGCAATGTCATTGAAGGTAAAAAGGCCGCGTTGAAAACCTTTGTCGATGACACTGACGCAACGCCTGTTCACGGCGGTGCTTTTGACAAGCCGACTGATGCTGAGAAAAAAGAAATTCAGGAACTCAAAGCAGCCATTAACAAACTGCGGGAGCAGAAATGGAGTGAAGAGCAAATAACGAAGTTGCTCCAGAGGGCGGCCGATCCTGCCAACCCTAATGGAATAGACCATGAAGGATAAGTCTGGTAAAAAGATATTCGGACTCCCCAGGCCATGGAAGCCGATTCCTCTGCCTCCGACACCAATGTTGCCCCGACTCCCGCCACTGGTGTCATCGAAACCAGCTCCGGTTAGGGGCGATCATCCCCGTGAAGTATTCGAGCCAATCCTCTCAAGAACCATAGAGATGGACAAGTTTGCGGCGGAGGTCATACTTCGATATCGCGACCTTGACGGAGAATATGAAATCAGAACCTGCCCCGGTGATATTTACAAAATCGTAAACGTGTTCATGGACTATGCCAGATTGCTGGAGCTTGTCAATGACGAGTGGGATTTAGATCCTTATCGTTGCGCCGTCAACGAAGTAACCGCTGATAAACTGAGGTCTATTGCCAAAAAGTATCAGGAGGCTATCGACTACGACTATGAGGCGGCAATGGCAAAGTGCGAAGCAAAACGGAAGAAACAGCATACGGACGATGACGTCGGCGGTGATGCTTTGGAGCTGGCCATGAAACGCGGAAAGCGATCACCCAAGAAAAAGGAGAAGTAAGTCATGGACAAATTCATTATGACGATAGCTGTCATTTTGCTGGTGCACTTATGCGTCTATGCGATTGTCAATCGTATCTGTAAGTGTATCGAGCACCACACAGAGTATATGTATCGCTCTTTGGCTGATGTCCAGTGGAGACAAGATCATAGGCTGATAAACCCGGGAGTTGACCACAAAGGTAAGGAGGATGGAAGTTTTTATGTGTAGCGGTGTAAAAGAAACTCAATGCACTCACTGTAACCATCTCCAGGTCTGTTCCTTCAAAGTGCAGTTTCTTGCGGCCCAAAAGGCGGTTGACGAGGTTACGGTCGGCACCGGGGATCGTTCCTTCATCAATCTCCGTGATATTTCGTGGATTCACCCTGTCAGCCTGGAGTGCTCCTATTTCTCGGGAAAGGCGACAACCATGAGAAATGCTGCCCAAAGTGCAGCTCTGATGGCAACGCCGGCCTCGGCGGTAGGATTCATGGAGGACCCGATTCCCTAATTGATATTTCTTTGGCTCCATGTTACAATGACCTTATACACATTCAAGGAGGTGTTAAGGTCATAGCCGGGGAAATCAAAAGCGGAGCTCAGTCTTCTGCGCAGAAAAAGCAACCCCCTTTATGGAAGGAGGTGAATGACATGAGCGACAAGGAACAACTAACCATGCTGATCGACATCTACACCGATTTGCAGCGGATCAAATCTGCGGACGATCGCGAAAAAGAGATCGACTACCAGATTAAAGCGGCGAAGGCGAAGTTGGAGGCATTTGGTATTGTGACTGAAAACCTGGACATTCACTGATTCCAAACCGGGAGAGGGCCTACGGAAACGTGGGCTCTCTTCTTTTATATTTCAAAAAAAAAACGGAGGTACATCAAAAATGCGTAAGATTCTCAGGAACATGGCGAAGGCCAAGATGAAGGAGATGGGCTACTCCAAGGTCAACAAGCGGATGGATCGGGGCCGCTGGCGCGAGATCGTCGGCGCCTATCCGGTGAACCTCATTACCGGTGAGAAGATGTCCATGAACTTCCGCGGCCGGAAGAAGAACAAACCCGGCTCCTACAATTCCCTCTTCGCATACTGATGGAAAACGCTTTTCAAGCGGCAAAAAGCGAAATCGTATGGGTTCGGGGCTGCAACTCCGATGGAGCCCTGCGCTACGTCATCACCAGCAGCAAAACGCGAGATCGCTACTTCCTCTACGCCCTTGAAAGAGGTAAGTGGGAGAAGACAGCCAAAGCCCGGTCCCCGATTGCTTTCGAGGGCCGGGTCAAATTATATTAGGAGGAATGCAGCATGACCAAAGAAGAGCAGGTCATTGAGACCATCAGAAAAGGGCCCGGAATGAGTCCGAACGAGTATCAGCGGCTGGCGCTCCGGACGGCATCCGAGGAATCCATGAAAGATCCTCTCCTGAACGGCCTGCTGGGCCTCGGAGGTGAAACTGGCGAGTGCCAGGATCTTTACAAGAAGCACCGCTTCCAGGGCCACGAACTCGACAAGGCTAAGATGGCCAAGGAGCTGGGCGACGTGTCCTGGTATTTAGCGCTCACGGCCTATGCCGTTGGCTACAATCTGGAGGACATTTTCAAGATGAACATCGAGAAGCTCCGAGCCAGGTATCCGGATGGCTTCGATGCTGACCACAGCCTTCACCGGCAGCCCGGGGATGTGTAGGAATTCACTTTTATGAAAATAATCGAGTTCCTCAAAGCCGTTCAAAAAATTTCACTATCTAAAAGAGTCCCACCCATTAGTGATGAAACTCTGGAAGATTTAATTAACCAGATAAACATGACGAAAGAAGACGAACGCTATAACCCATATCCAATTCTCGGAACCAAGCCTCAACAGTATATCCCTTTGGGCTTGCTCCTGATTCATGAAGGGCAGGCATGGAAAAACCATGGACAGTCGCTTAACCAACTGGCAAGTCGAGGAGGTCTTAGTTGGGCGGAAGCGCTCGCTATTATAGAAGGTAAAGGGTGGCGAGACGCAGAACATGATGAAAATGCTGCTGAAATCATCGTTAAGAAAAAGGTATCCCACTACATGAAAGGCTGATATGCAATGGAGTACCACGAACAGTTCGTTGAGTTCGACCAATACTGCAAAACCTGCCAGCACGAGAAGCTTGCGGAATCGCACTCGCCCTGTGACGAGTGCCTGGAGCACCCGGTAAACTGGGAAACCAACAAGCCGTATTGCTACAAACCAATTTCTTAGGAAAGAAGAGTTGACCTATGCTGGAGAAACCCGAAATCATGGTGTCGTGCGAGGACCCCAATACCACCTATCTCTGCTACCGCGACATGCGCTTCATCTTCCGGGATGGCGAGTACGCCGGCTGGTATCGGCCGTAAATCAGCAAAAAAAAAAGAGAGCCTGTAAAGATGCAGACTCTCTTTGGTCCTTTATGAGGCCACTGTGTCGAAACGTTAAGTTCAATTTGGCTGGTGACTGACTGAAGCCGAGGATACGCTTTTCAAATGGAATTCACCATAAGACAGGTCTGTATCCCGGTTATATTTTGCATTGGCGTAAACAGTTACGCAATAACACATCCCGATCACGAGAATCGCGGTGACGGCAATCATGGGATTCCCGAGGTCAAGGGTTGATTGTTGGGTAACAGGAACTGCTGAGGCATTAGTCATGGTCGAAAACCTCCTTATCAGGCTTCGACACAATGGCCTCATTTATATTACCATGAACCTTTTGAATTTACAAGAGAGGCGTTGTCATTTATGAATGAAAAAGTTATGCGGCACAAGGAGCTCTGTGACGGGCTGAACACCTTGTACGCTCGCAAGAACCACGACTACGGCGACAGCTTCCACCAGACATTTGTCGAGGAGGGGCTGGCTATGGCCCGCATCCGGCTGGGGGACAAGTTCTCCCGCTTTAAGACTCTGTCCCGCATCTCCCCCACCGATAGCGCTCAGCAGCAGGTTACTGATGAGTCCATCCGGGACACGCTCCTCGACCTCGCCAACTATGCCATTATGACCGTTCTGGAGCTGGATCAGGCGGAGGCCGAGCGGGCTGATCCTTACAGCGGGGAGGATTAAAATGTGTTCACTCATTTCGGTTGTCCTCGTTCTCATCGGAGTCTACTCTGAAAGAGTGGATGTACTTTTCGTGGCGGCTCTATTCGCGTTCATTTCAAACGTGGATATTCACATCAACATAAACAAGGATGGTTACAACAATGCTGACTAAACTTCAGGAGCGCTGGTACTTCCTTCTCATTCTAATGGACGCGGCTGGTATGGCCTGGGCTCGGACGAGACGGACACTCTGCGACCTGCTGGATATTCTCGTCGCACTGGTCGGGCTTTTGCTCGACACTGAAACACTGAGGAACAAGTTCTACGCCATTCTGCTCATCGCCTGTACCCTACCGGTCATGTTCCTGGACGGCGATGCTACGGCCACGGTTTTCATGGCGATGATTGCGGTTCCCATGTTCTTCGCAAAAGAAAACTGGATTTATTAGAAAGGATCTGTGAAACATGAAAGACACCATCAGAAACATTCTCCTCGCTCTGCTCGCCGTCATCATCGTGGTGGGCGGGACTTACACCGCTATCCAGTGGGACGCCATCGTCGGCAAGTGGGAGACGGAGGCGGAGCGGGAGGTCTTCAAGCAGACGACTGCCTACTCTGAGGCCGCCGCGTCATTTCTCGCCGACAGCTACAAGCAGTACAACGATGCGGAGAACGATGCCGACAAGAGCACCATTATGGAGTACGTCATCATGCGGTATCCCAACCTCGATACGGACTCCATTGACAACGACACCCTGCGCCGGTTCTACAACCAGTGCCTTAACCATTAAAAAAAAACGGAGGAAACAAAAATGAAGAAAGCTATGAAGATCGCGGCCCTGTTCCTGTGCGCTGTCATGATGACCTGCTTGATGGCGGGATGCGACGAGACTACTCGGATGAAGGAAGAGAATTACACCGAAAACACCAAGACGCAGATATTGGATATGTATGGGCTCCCTGAAGTGACCAATTTCTTTGAGTATTCCCAGCTCAAGGAAATTTACGAACTTCGGGATAACCCCAACTTGATCTGCTACTGGTACACAAAGAATGATATGTCCGGCAAGTGGATTTACCAGGGCACCTGTGTTGGATATGGTATCCCCTATGGGGCGAGCATCACAAACCCTGAGCAGCGTGTATATAGCGGTCTTACGCTGCCTCTTGCGGAACCGAACGGGCTGTACACAAACGGCCTTTCCACTTCCGCAACCTGGATTCTGACTACGGACGCTAAGGGCAACATTACTCCTACTTACGTTGAAAGTGAAATTACTATCAGTCAGACCAAGATGGAGGCCCGGCTCTGCGAGGACTGGTCGATTCCGTCCGACTATTAACGCATACAGAAGCTTACGGGTGGCGGTGTTCCTACACAGGGATGCCGCCGCTCTTGTTTTTATTCCAAAATTATATTTTTCAAAGAGGTATTGCTACATGACCATCATCAAACGAAATGGCACTGAGGTCGTCTTCGAGGCAGAAAAAATCGCTAATGCGGTTACGAAGGCAAACAACAGTGTTCCCGAGGTCTGCCGCATGACGGCTGCGCAGATTCAGGAAATCACGGAGGCTGTTACCAAAACCTGCGAGAGCATGGGACACGCTCCGGCGGTCGAGGAGATCCAGGACTTGGTTGAGCGTCAGATCATGGCCCAGGGAGCATTTGATGTGGCAAAAAGCTACATCACCTATCGCTACACACGTTCTCTTGTCCGCCGCTCCAATACGACCGACCAAAAAATTCTCAGCCTGATTGAGTGCTGCAACGAGGAGATCAAGCAGGAGAATTCCAACAAGAATCCTGTTGTGAACTCCACGCAGCGGGATTACATGGCCGGCGAGGTCTCTCGGGATATTACTGAGCGGCTTCTGCTCCCGCCTGATATTGTGGAGGCCCATAAGGAAGGCATCATCCATTTCCATGACTCCGACTACTTCGCTCAGCATATGCACAACTGCGACCTGGTCAACCTGGAGGATATGCTTCAGAATGGCACCGTCATCAGCGGTACCCTGATTGAGCGGCCTCACAGTTTCTCCACGGCCTGCAATATCGCCACGCAGATCATTGCCCAGGTGGCTTCCAATCAGTACGGCGGACAGTCCATCTCTCTGACGCATCTGGCTCCCTTCGTGGATATTTCCAGGAAGAAAATCCGGAAACAGGTCGAGAAGGAGTTCCAGTACATCTATACCCACGCCTGCGGCGCTCCCTTTACCGATCCCGACATGAAAAGCTTCAATGAGCTCTTGGATGAGATCACGGAGCAGCGTGTCCGGGATGAGATCAAGCGTGGGGTGCAAACTATCCAGTACCAGATTCTCACCCTGCTGACCACCAACGGCCAAACGCCTTTCGTGACCGTCTACATGTACCTGAATGAGGCCCGTTCTGAGCAGGAGAAAAAAGACCTCGCCGTCATCATTCAGGAGACATTGGAGCAGCGGTATCAGGGCGTGAAAAATGAGTGTGGTGTATGGGTGACTCCGGCTTTCCCGAAACTTATTTATGTCCTGGAGGAGGACAATATCAAGGAGGGGACGCCGTTTTGGTATCTGACGCAACTGGCGGCAAAGTGTACTGCCCGGAGGTTGGTACCGGATTATATTTCCGAGAAGAAGATGCTGGAACTGAAAGGCGACGTCTACACATGCATGGGGTGCCGCTCGTTCCTGACGCCTGACCGCTTCACTGATGCTGGCGTCGGCAACATCGCCAATGCGAAAAACTACGTTCCCGGCCAGCATAAATACTATGGAAGGTTCAATCAGGGCGTAGTCACCATCAATCTACCGGATGTGGCTCTTTCCTCTGGCGGCGACAAGGACAAGTTCTGGGATATTCTCGATGAACGGCTGGAGCTGTGCCATCGAGCGCTTCTGTGCCGGCACGAACGCCTGAAAGGAACTATTTCGGACGTGTCCCCTATTCTGTGGCAGTACGGCGCTCTGGCCCGGCTGAAAAAGGGCGAAGTCATCGACAAGCTCCTGTTCGATGGATATTCTACCATCTCTCTTGGCTACGCCGGCCTCTATGAGTGCGTGAAGTACATGACCGGTAAGAGCCACACTGATCCGGGGGCCAAACCCTTTGCCATTGATGTTATGAACCGCCTCAATGATACCTGTAAGGCCTGGAAAGCGGCCAGTAACGTCGATTTCAGTCTGTATGGCACTCCACTGGAGTCTACCACCTACAAGTTCGCCAAGGCCCTTCAGCGGCGGTTTGGGATCATTCCTGGCGTAACTGACAGGAATTATATTACCAACAGCTACCACGTCCATGTGACGGAGCAGATCGACGCCTTCGAGAAACTGCGGTTTGAATCCGAGTTCCAGGCCCTGTCCCCTGGCGGAGCCATCAGTTATGTCGAGGTTCCTAATATGCAGAACAATCTGACGGCTGTGCTGCGTGTCATCCAGTTCATCTATGACAACATCATCTATGCCGAGCTGAATACCAAGAGCGACTACTGCCAGGTGTGCGGCTGGGATGGCGAGATTCAGATTGTGGAGGAAGACGGAAAGCTCCTGTGGAAGTGCCCTCAGTGCGGCAACATGGATCAGACAAAAATGAACGTGGCTCGGCGCACCTGCGGCTACATTGGGAGCCAGTTCTGGAACCAGGGACGGACGCAGGAGATCCGGGATCGGGTGCTGCATCTGTAAAGGAGAAACAAAAAAATGAGTGCAATTATTATGGACGGTGCGTCTCTTGCTAAACGGATAAAAACAGACATCCGGGAACGAATGAACGATCATCTTTATATTCCTGAATTGGCAATCATCAGAACAAGAAACGATACGGCTTCCCGGGTTTATGTCGGTGGTAAAATCAAAGACTGTGGAGAATGCGGGTTCCGAAGTCGCGAGTTTGTCTTTTCGGATGATATTTCGGAGGACGAGCTCATTAAGAAGGTAGAGTTTTTGAATCGGCGAAAAAATGTGCACGGCATTATCGTACAGCTTCCGCTTCCTGCTGAAATCAATAAACATCGAGTTATTAGCCGAATCGATCCAAAGAAAGATGTTGATTGCCTTCATCCGCTCAATGTAGCGAGCAACGTCGTACATCAAGGCCGAGGATTTACGCCATGCACTCCAACTGGCATTATGAGACTACTCCGGGAGTACCGTATTGATCCTGCTGGAAAGCGGGCGGTCGTTATCGGTCGATCCGATATTGTTGGCGTTCCGATGGCTTGTATGCTTCAACACTCCAACGCTACTGTTACGATCTGCCACTCTCACACAGTCGATCTTCCCGAAATTACACGCCAAGCTGACATTCTGGTATCCGCAACCGGAAAACGTGGAATCATCACCGCTAATATGGTGAAACCCGGAGCGGTAGTTATCGACGTTGGAATTACCAGAGGGCAAGATGAAAAGCTTCATGGTGATGTTGATTTCAATCAGGTAAAGGAAACCGCTGCTTATATTACACCGGTGCCAGGCGGCGTTGGTCCTATGACCAGAGCGATGCTCATGTACAACCTCTGGAAAGCATATCGTGATCGACTGTTCTAAGGAGATTTCGCCATGAACTACTCACTTATACGAAACTGTGACATCGCTAATGGCCCGGGCGTCAGGGTTTCCCTGTTCGTCTCGGGCTGTACCCATCATTGCCCAGGTTGCTTTCAGCCGGAGGCATGGAATTTCAACTATGGTGAACGGTTTACGGACGAGACCATATGGAGGATTCTTCATCTATTGGAGCCGAATTATATTGACGGCCTGACTATCCTTGGCGGAGAGCCTTTGGATTTGTGGAACATAGATGATGTGTGGTCACTGCTTGATGCGGTTAGACGACTTGGTCCTCCGGAAAAAACGGTCTGGCTCTACACTGGTTCAATTTATGAGTATCTTCAAATGAGGCCACAGCGATACGGACGGCTGACAAAAGCGATACTCGACAAAGTTGATATTCTGGTGGATGGCCCGTTCATCGAAGCGAAAAAAGACCTACGGCTAAGATTCCGTGGCTCCTCTAATCAACGACTCATCGACCTGAGAAAAACGGAAGAGGCTGGAGAGATTGTTCTCTGGAAAGGAGAAGAGATGTGAAAAAATTCAAGGGCCATATCAATATTGGCAAACGGATCACTATCTATGGCAATAACGCCATGCACTACGCGATCCATATCTGGACCAAACGCTTTGGTTATATTTGTTTTCACCCAACTGTCGGTCGCTGGAAGTGGTACTTTTATCTCTCGCCGAATGCAACTCCTTGGGCAGCAACCTATGCAAAAGGTCCTGGGTTGAGAGTAAGCGATAAAAATTTGGCTCCTGTTCGCAAGACTCTCTTCGGTCACAACTTCGATGCTGAGAAGAACGGAGATGCTCTTTACGAGCTGAACAATACTTACTCAGGAGCCTGCACTTTCTTCGATGAGCAGCTTAGAAGAAAGGGGTAAGACGATGCTCGACAAATTCGGAAAACTGGTTCGGGACATTCGCATCACTCGGAGCCTGCTGCTCTACGACATGGCGAAGACACTGAGTATTTCACCAGCAGAACTTTCAGCTATTGAGTGCGGAAAAAAGCCGGTTCCGGACTGGTTTATTTCTGCACTTGAAAAGCACTACGGCATCGGCGACACCTGTGCTCACATGTTGTCCGTCTTTGTTAAGAACCGAGGTGATTGATATTTGGCCGCGAAAGATAGAAAAAACTCGGAGGGTTATTCTGATCCGACTGTTTACGCAGCCATGAAAAAGATTACCCAGGAAGAGGATCGTTTCCGGAAACTGCGCAAGGCCATCTTGAGTATTTGTGATGTGGCGGGCTTCGAGATTCGGGGCCCGCTCGTCCTTATCGACAAGAAGACCGGAAAGATTTGGAGGTAACTATGCCTGAAAAAGAAAAAGGTGTCAGGAAATTTGGTATCAAGCACGACAGAGCTTGGTCCTGGCATATCGGTTTCTGTCTTTGTACAGAACCTAAATCCAGAACGACAGGTAAGCGGGATATTTATTTGCTTATTTGTCTTGGAACACACGACTTCAGCATCGGTATGATGACTTGGTATGACGAAAGCGAGGGGCGAGAAAACGGATGAGCATCCCCAAAGGGTCCACAATCAGCGAGAGATACAGCATCGGGGTTGATATTTCCGACGACAAAGATCTTTCAGTCATCATGGTCAGTCGCATCGACGGTCAAAAAATGACCATTGTCAATGTCTTTACCGGTGCTGAAGCCGAGGAGATGTATGAACGGCTGACCAATCAGAAAGTAGGGGTGATCCGGGATGGATAATTGGTTCCTCCCAGAAGAACTTGTTGACCTGATCCGGCAGAAAGCAGATGAGCTCATGGTAGAGTTTACTGCTCTTGCTGACGCGGTAAGCAGGGCACTTGGCGTCGCTGGCTGTTCCATTCAGGAGGCCGCAGAAGCCTTTGAAAAGCTCTTCAAACAGGCAGAGGAGCAGAGTATTGCGAGTGTCGGTACATCTCCGAAGAAATATGGAATGTCGCTCCGTAAACGCCGCCAACGTGAAACCGCCATGCACTACAATTATATTCCGAAGCCGATTAGAAACCAGCCTTATCAGAGGCGGTCATACTAAAAAATCAAACCACACTACATTAAAAGGAGTAAAGAAAATGATTATTCTGCTTGTTATTCTTTCGATCATCGCTATCGCTGGGTTCGCCATCACCACCGCTCTGCGCAAAGGGTTTGATCCCAAGGACGAATACGATAAGGACCGGTTGAAGATTCTCGGCATCATCCGGGGTGCGGTCATCGGCGGCTGCGTCGCTATTTTCGCTATTGCGATGCTGGTCTGCGGAATCAAGATCATGGACCAAACCGAGATCGGAATCGTGAAGACATTCGGCAAAGTTGACCACACTATTTCCGGAGGTCTGAACTTCGTAAATCCGATTTCCGATACGGTGGAGGTCATGGATCTGCGGGTACACGTCAACGAGGCCTCCTTTGCGAGCTATACCAAGGATGCTCAGCCTTTGACAGCCGCAATCGAGTATCAGTATGAGCCCATCGCCGCTCAGGCCATGCAAATCGTTTCCCAGTACGGCTCCTATGAGATCTTGGAAACCAAACTCCAGGCCGCCGTTGAGGAGCGTGCCAAAATCGTGTTTGCACGTTATGGCGCTATGACACTGCTGGAGAACCGCGCTACCCTTTCCGCCCAGGTGCAGGAGGAAGTTAAGGAGTTGGAGGAACTGTTTCCCGTCAACTTTACGCAGGTCGTTGTGAAAGACATCGACTTCTCCGACGCTTTCGAGCAAGCCGTCGAGGCCAAAATGCAGGCAGAACAGAATGCGCTCCGGGCTGAAAATGAGAAGCAGGAAGCCATTACCAGGGCCGAGCAGGAGCGTGAGGTTGCCCGCGTTGAGGCGGAGGCTACCGTCCTGGCCGCTGAGGGTGAAGCCCGTGCGCTGGAGATCACTCGGGAGGCCCTTGAAAATATGCCTGATACCTGGATCGCTCAGCAGTATCTGGAGAAGTGGGATGGTAAGCTGCCTCAGCTCATTACTGGCGATAACTCCGGTGTGATGCTGACACCCAATCTTGAGTGATGAGGTGAGGGTGAAGTGAACATTCTCGTCAAGCTGATTATATTCCTGATCCGCCTGAATTGGCTTCTGAACAAGGACTGCAAAATCAGACCGCCTTTTAAGTTCCTGGATATTCACGCAGGAGGTAGGCAATGAAAAAATATTTTCTTGTCTTTTTGATCGTGCTTCTCTGTTTAAGCCTTTGCGCCTGTGACGTAACGATCCCAGCGGAGTTAAGTGAAAACAGCGAAGACTTTATCGGTTTCTCCACCATTCCCAACAAAAACAATCTTTACTATGATGTAGACACAAAAATTGTTTACATTATTTTCAAAGAGCGTAAAGGATATGGCGGATACGGATTCATGTCTCCCTATTATGCTCCCAACGGATTTCCGTATCAGTATGATGCAAATAATCGTGTTCTAATCGAAACCATTCCTTAAATATGGGGGAGGGCTATGATGGGTTTATCAAAGTTAGCCGCCAAGTGTCAGGTGTGTCCGTTCGTGGACGCCTGCGACCATAAGTGCATGGAGGCCCTTGGATATTTACCACTCCCGGAACCGACCACTCAGCCCACTGAAACGGGATACCGGAGTGTTGAGAACTTCTGGAACAATCCTAAAATCCTGATTGGTTCGAGGCCGGACTCCGAAGTTCTGGTGAGGACAGGTGGTGAAATCGACATCGATGTTGAAGGACTGGTACGGACGATTTCCAGGGAGCTTCGACTTCCCGAGCGGGTGTTGGCCGGAGCTCTTACATCGGCCGAGAATGAGAAGCAATGGCAAACATTCTTAGAAATCAACGGAATGAGGTGAGAAAATGCGGAATCTGAAGTGAGTTTAGAAGTACGATTTGGCCCGGTTCGGTCTATCTTAGAATAGAAAAACCGTCTAACTTGGATTAGAATTCGGGCCATTTCCGTACTCGACCTACCACTATCATTTGTAGTTACAGGTCAAATTTCTGCCCACTTTTATCAGAAAAAACGGGCTTCTGCCCACTTTTGGTTTTGGGTATGGACGCTTTTACGCTTTCGGACTCTTATTTTTGCCCATTTTTATGGTCATTTGCCCACTTTCTGCCCATTTATTTTTGAAAAGTGGGCACGCTGAAACTGTTGCGACACAAGGGCTTGCGGGTTTTCTGCCCACTTTCCCACTTTTTCTTTACACTTAAATGCAAAAAAAAAGAAAGAAAAATATATAAAGTGGAAAATAAAAGTGGGTTTTTGGCCAGAAGATAGTTGCAGGTCTGCTTTCAGGTAAAAATTTCATCAATACGACTTCTCCCCCTTTCTTTTCTTTTTGAGGTGTGGTATACTGACTTTGCGACACAACTCTATATTTTTAAGTAGCTACGAGGAAATACCTTGGCAAAAGGTGTTCCCTCTCTTTCCTCATACATATCGTAGCTACTGAGGGTTGTGTCGCAGCAATAGAGAGAAACACTTTTGCAGGTGCGTCTCTCTATTGTGGGGCGCACCTTTTTATTTTGTCCGGATTTTGGAGGGAAAGTTTATGGGTATAGAGCTGGATATTTTGCGTGGATGCGAGATTGCGCCTATCGACGAAGCCGTTGATCTGGGCAACAATCAAAAGTTCAAAAAACTTGAGCTGACGCAAGGGCAGAAAATCCAGATGAGCGCCCTGATGAACCAACTGCCCGCTTTAGCTGGGATGGATATTCTGTCAAAGACCATGATGATTACTTTTCCTGAGGGTGTCCAAGGCGTTTTGATGCAGCTGAAGAATGGTGGCTTTACTACGACGCTAAAAAACGTGGATACCGGAAAAATTGCCGGAACCGCTTGGCTGGAATCTGCCGCTCCGCAAGCAGCCTGTCTCGGTGCGTTCACTGCGATGTCGATTGCCTCCGGTCAATACTTTCTGGCACAAATCAATAACAGTCTTGCTCAGATTTCGTCGGGGCTTGATAAAATCCTTGAGTTCCTTTATGGTGACAAACGAGCGGAGCTTCTGTCTGAGGTCAGTTTCATCCGTTTCGCCTATGAAAACTACAAGTCTGTCATGGAGCATAGCGAGCAAAGAGTTGCAACACTTATTAGCTTGCAGAATGCAAAAAAAGTCGCCATGAAGGACATCGAGTTCTATCTATCCGATTTGAGTTCCATCATGAACGACAAAAAGGGCAATGACATCTCAGTAATAGTTTCAAAGATGGTCCGCACTAAGGACTGTCTCGACCTGTCGCTTCAGCTTTATACCATGAGTAATCTTCTGGAAGTCTACTATTCCGAGAACTACGACCCAAATTATATTTCCTTTGTACAGTCAGAGGCTTCGGTTTACATCGGTAAATGCGAAAAACGGCTGTTGAATTGTTTCGGTCAGCTCCAGCATCTTCTCGCTGAGACTAAGGATGGCTTCATTAAGAAAACCAATAAGGAAGAATACATCCGGCAAGTTGACGCCATCGTGGCTGAGCTGGAAGCAAGCAGTGTATCTCCGCTCCAGACCACACTACAGTCGGCTTTGAGCGAAACGACGAAAGAAAAGCAATACTATCTGAACCGCGAAGGAGAGGTTTACCTAAAAGTATCATGAAAGGATCTGAACGCCTATGAAAAAACTCGTCTCACTTTTGCTTGTCATGGGCATTATATTTTCGATGTCGGCCTGCGGCCAGAAAAGCGACCCTCTGACTTTGGAAACTGAACCTGAACAAATGAAGTTTGCTGAATTTCAATGGCCTGACACCGACATCGCCAAACTGATGCCTGTTCCAAAGTCGACCATTGGTAACATCAACTGGAGTCATGATTATGGCTTCGTGATTTATGTCGCCGAAACACCACTGAATGACTATGCGGCCTATGTGAAAGAGTGCGAAGCTCTTGGGTTTACATTGGAATGCCGGAAAGGTGATAATTACTTCTACGCCGACAATCCAGATGGTTACCATGTCGCTCTTAATTATCAAGAAGGCGATGTCATGTTCGTTCGTATTGATGAACCTAAAGACGAACCTGTGAGTGAACCGCCGGCTGAGCAAACTCCAGCGGAAACGGATACGTCGAATGGAGCTCTATCTGAATCGCCGGAAGAAAAACCGATTGAAACTACACCACCCGAGGAAACGACCGCCGAACCTGAGCAGCCCAAGGAATCAGATGAACCGAAGGATGACTATTCAGATTCCACTCACCGGAGTCAGGCTGTCCAAGCATTCCAGAATTACGGGGATTATATTTGTCCGTATGGAATTGAATATCATTGGTTCCATCAGAATGTCTCCGAGTACGAGGGCAACGGTGTTTGGCATTTCAAAGTCGGCGTCACGATCACAAATCAGTTCGACGCGGAGCGAGAGGCCGTTGCGGAAGGCCGTGTCAGCTTTATAGAAGAGTCCGTTACAGAGTTCGAGCTGCTGGACGACTGGGACTGAGTCTAATATTAACAACATTATATTTTCTGAGCAGAGATGTCTTAGCTGGCATCTCTGTTTTTTTTCGGCTCTTTTTGGCTTCCGCCAAAAAAACAGACTCTTTTATGGAGAGAAGAGGGAATGTGTCGCACAATTCCTGTTTTTTCTATTATTTCTGTCGAAAGGAGGCCTTTTTATGGCCAGGAGTTCCCGCCTGGAGAGCGGTTTTCAGGATCGGCTTATCAAGAAGCTGGAAAATCTCTTTCCCGGCTGCATGGTTTTCAAGATGGAACGGCCCCAGGGCATCCCTGACCTGCTTGTCCTGTACGGAAAGAAGTGGGCCTCCCTGGAATGCAAGAGATCTGCGGGCGCGAAGAGACAGCCGAATCAAGAATACTATGTCGAGAAGATGAACGGGATGTCTTTCTCTCGTTTTGTCTCTCCCGAAAACAAGGAGGATGTGCTTGATGAGCTCCGGCAGATTTTTGCGGAAGAGGAGGGCGATGACCTGTGACGTTCAGCTTTAATCAGCACAAGAATCTGGAAGGCCAGCACGCTTTCCTCGGCGCAAGCAATTATCACTGGATCAATTATAGCGAGGACAAGGTCGAGGAGACCTACTCCAAGTGGAGGGCGACCCAGAAGGGCACCCAGCTCCACGCCTTCGCCGCCGATTGCATCCGCCTCGGGCAGAAACTGCCCAGAACACAGCAGACCCTGAATATGTACGTCAACGATGCCATCGGGTTCAAGATGACGCCGGAGCAGGTTTTGTACTATTCCCCCAACTGCTTCGGCACCGCTGACGCAATTATATTTAGGAATAACTTTCTCCGGATTCACGATTTGAAAACCGGAGAGACGCCGGCCAAGATGGAGCAGTTGATGATCTATGCGGCGCTTTTCTGCCTGGAGTACGGCGTCAAACCCAGCGAGATCAGGACGGAGCTTCGCATTTATCAGAATGACGAAGTCCTCTGTCACAACGCGACGGTGGAAGACATCTTCCCCATCATAGACCGGATCATCACCTTTGATAAGATTTTGAACCGGATGAGAGAACAGGAGGGGTAAAGCATGGATCTAATTCAGGACGACATCCTGATGCACTATGGCGTCAAGCGGCGTTCGGGGCGCTATCCGTGGGGTTCCGGCGAAAACCCCTACCAGCACGGCGGGGACTTCCTCAGCCGGGTCGAGGAGCTTCAGTCTCAGGGAAAGAGTGAGAAGGAGATCGCCGACGAGCTCAAGATGTCAACCACGGATCTGCGGATGCAGGTTCGGGTGGCGAAGCATGAGCGGCGCATGGTCCTGGCCGACAGGGCGAAGTCTTTGCGGGAAGAGGGCAAGACTCTGGACGAGATCGCCAAGATTATGGGTTACAATAACGATTCTTCGGTTCGGGCCCTTCTCAACGAGAACACCGCCTCCAACAAGAACAAGGCCTGGCAGACTGCGGAGCGGTTGAAGCAGGAGCTTGCGACGAAAGGTGCCCTTGACGTGGGAACCGGAGCCGAGCGGGAGCTTGGAGTTTCCAGTGGCGTCCTTCAGGAGGCGCTCTTCATTCTGGAGACTGAGGGTTATAACCGGTTTGGCGTTGGCGTTCCCCAGGTCAACAACCCGAAGCAGCGCACCATTACGCCTGTTATATCCGTTCCCGACATCGACCAGCGGCAGGTCTATCAGGACCTCGCTTTGGTCAAGGCGGTGGGTGAATATCACAGCACTGATGGCGGCGAATCCTGGGACAAGCGGGAATATCCGTCCAGCATCAGCTCTGGCCGGGTGAAGATCCGTTATGGGGATGAGGGCGGTTCCGCGAAAGACGGTGTTATCGAGATCCGTCGCGGCGTCGCCGACCTGGATTTGGGTGCGTCCCACTATGCACAGGTCCGTATCATGGTGGACGGAACCCATTACCTCAAAGGGATGGCCATGTATTCTGATGACATTCCCGATGGGGTAGACATTATATTTAACACCAACAAGCATTCCGGCACGCCCAAGTTGGACGTCCTGAAGAAAATCCAGGATGACCCGGACAACCCCTTTGGGGCCTTCATCAAGGCGAATGGGCAGAGCTACTACCCCGACCCCAATGGCAAATACATCGACCCCGTCACCGGGGAAAGGCGTTCGTTGTCGGCGATCAACAAATTAAAAGAAGAAGGCGACTGGGATAAGATGAGTAAAAACTTGTCTTCCCAGTTTCTTTCTAAGCAGCCCATCAAGCTGATCCAGACCCAGTTGGATTTGACCTACGCCGACGCAGAGGATGAGTTCGCCGAGATCTGCGCCCTGACCAATCCCACGGTCAAGAAGAAGCTGTTGATGGACTTCGCCGACGAGTGCGATTCTGCCGTCGTTCACCTGAAAGCCGCGGCCCTTCCCCGCCAGAGCACCCAAGTTATATTGCCGCTCACGGCGATGAAGGAGACCGAGATCTACGCCCCCAACTACAGGGACGGCGAAAAGGTGGCTTTGGTTCGATACCCCCATGGCGGGACGTTTGAGATCCCCATTCTGACCGTCAACAACAAAAACAAGGCGGCCATCGCAATTATGGGCAAGAATGCCCGGGATGCTGTCGGTATCAACGCCAAAGTGGCTGAGCGGCTCTCCGGAGCCGACTTCGACGGCGACCAGGTCGTGGTCATTCCTACCGGTGGGAGGGTGAACATCAAATCGACCCCCGCCCTTGACGCATTGAAAACTTTTGACGCTAAAGTTGAATACTCAACCGAAGGGAAGACCGGTATCCGGCTCCTCTCGAAAGAGGCTACCCAGATCGAGATGGGAAAGATCTCTAACCTCATCACCGATATGACGTTGAAGGGGGCCCCCGATGGCGACATTATCAAGGCCGTCAAGCATAGCATGGTGGTTATCGACGCCGCCAAGCACAAGCTGGACTACAAGCGGTCGGAGCAGGAGAACGACATCGCCACCCTGCGGAAGAAGTGGCAGGGCTATGTGGACGAGACTGGCAAGGTCAGGGGCGGTGCTTCTACCCTGCTGTCCCGCCGTAAGCAGGATGTGGAGGTTCCCGAACGCCAGGGCAGCGGCCGTATCGACAAGCAGACCGGCAAGGTGGTCTACAAGGAGTCTGGCCGTACTTACCTCGACGCGAAGGGACGGGAAGTTCAGGCCACAACCAAAATCAAACTACTGGACGCCACCGACGACATTCGGACATTGTCTTCTGGCACCTTGGTCGAGGACACTTATGCCGACTACGCCAACAAGATGAAGGTGCTTGCCAACAGGGCTCGGCTTGAGTACGTTGCGACGCCGACTTTGGCCCGTTCCGCCAGCGCCGCTAAAACCTATCAGCCGGAAGTTGATCGTCTGACTGCCGCGCTTCGGGCCGCGCAGCTCAACGCTCCTCGTGAGCGGGAAGCCCAGCGGATCGCCAATGCTCGCGTCAGGGCGAAGATCGACGCCAATAATGTCACCGACAAAGACGAAATTTCTAAAATTCGTCGGGCCGCAATCAGCGACGCTCGTGTTGAGACCGGCGCAAGCGGCAAAGGAACTCGAATTACGATCAGCGACGGCGAATGGGAAGCGATTCAGGCTGGCGCGATTTCTGACACAACGCTGAAAGAGATTCTGCGCTATGCCGACCCCGACATCGTTCGGGAACGTGCTACGCCGAGAGCTCAAACCGAGATTTCCGATGCTCGGAAAAACAGGATCAGAGCAATGGCTGGTTCCTACACGAACGTCGAGATCGCGGAAGCGTTGGGTCTTTCGCCTTCTGCTGTGTCGAGAATCCTCAATGAATGAAAGGAAGTGAGAGCAAATGGCTCGGTGTGCACTGACCACAATCGATAATCCCTTCGACCCCTTTACCCAATTCGAGGCATGGTACCAGTACGACGAGGGAAAGGGTTATCATTCCTGCGCCTATCTGGCGCGTATCGCTCACACTTCCGATCAGCTCTCCGGCGCTGAGAACGAGCAGGAGGTCGAGCGGGCCATCGACGACATCATCAAGTACAATCCCCTGGGTATCTACAAGAAGGTTAAGACTTCTGCGGAACCTGGGCCTGCGGTGAGCGCCTGATTGGCGGTTGCTGCCCTGGTGAAAG